GGGGTTTCTTGGGGGGCACTAGACCGGGGGGTAGCCCTTGGGTGGGGGTGGGGTGGGTTCAAGGGGTACCCCTCCCATTCCCACGGAAAACCCCAAATAGATATTTAACTCCCCTTGTTGACTCCCCCTCCTAGTTGCTGTACACTCTTGCTTATATGTTGTCGGAGAACTAGAACATGGCTTGTAAACTCTGTGGTGAAATCCACCTCATTCCTTCGGAATATCAACACCTTACGGTTGAGGACATGTGCCCCAAGGTAGAGGCCCTTAACGCTCGGATTGCCTCGGAGTGCCTCAACCCAACCTACACCCACCCTCACTGGGTTGACCCTAATTGGGAGACGGAGATTGCCCCTATCTTTCAATTAAGGTCTTATGCCGATTACCTGAATCGAAAAGCGTATTCGGATAAGCCCCTCTCCCCCCGAGAGAAGGTGTATCTTGAGGAGATGATGAATCGAGCAGCCAATAAACCCGGACTCTCCAAGAAGGCTCGGTGGAAGCCTATCGTGGAAAAGAAGGAGGCAAACAGAAAGACGCTTCTTCTTGTTAAGTCTGATCCCGGACGGAGGTACGATAGGCTCCTAGCAGTGGCTCGGTTCCGAGGGTGGAAGGTGGAGATCACTCGGGCGGAGTGGATTGAGATGTACGAGGAGGTGGTGATCCCGTTCAGGTTCAAACCAAGAAGACGGGGTATGATCCGTCACCCTCCCCAGCTACCCACATGGGTCGGTACTCTCCGGGAGCTGGGTACTCCGGAGGAGCTAGGGGGTTTAGGGATGGTTCACACAGTCATGAGGGTGGACCCTTCCCAACCTTTCAAGCGAGGGAACCTAGTTGTGGTGGAGGGGGTGGATGTGAAAGGGGGTGGATTTCCTTTGTTAAGGTGTTGATCTTCAAGGGTTATGGGGAATTATGAAGGAATGGATAACTTCTTCCGGAGGGTGAACTTCCACGGTGGGTAGCAGGTCACAGACCCACCGCTAGGTGGGAAGTAAGGAGCACTGCGAGTAGCAGTGCGAGGGGCTTGACAGCTCTCCTTCGGAGGTATACAATGAAGTAGGAAAGTATATACATAGAGTAGTATATACTCTTAGATAGGTACTAATACTCTAAAGAGTATATATCATCTCTCTAACTATATACTCTTTCTATCTAATACTAATACTCTAAGAAAGAGTATATCCCTCCATCTAAAACATACTACCTCTCTAACTAACTAATTATCCTTCGGATAGTATCTACTATCTCTTCCTTGTGGCACCTTCCCCAAAGAACTAGCTCGGAGCACCTCCCCAAGATGTACTATATCCCCTGCCCCTACTACGATGGCCTCTTCATGGATGATCCGCACTACGAACGTAAGTTGGAGGCCCGACGAAGGCGGGATGGGTTGGAGCCTCTCCCGAAGGAGGCGCCTTTCCGAGCCGAGCGAGTCACAGACATTCCGTGGACACCGGGGGTGAAGGGGTCATCCAAGCTCAAGCGAGATCAAGTTCGGGAGATTCGACTTCGCCACAAGCTCGGGGAGTCCCAAGCATCCTTAGCCCGAGAGTTCCGAATCAGCCCAGCCAACATCTCAAACATCGTCCTCAACAAAATCTGGAGGCTCGTATGACCGACTACTCCCACATGACCAAGTCATCTCTCGATGAGATGACGACCCCCGAACTCAACCAGCTCATCCACGACCTGAGCCGAGAGAGCGCCCGGTCGTACCAAGCCGGACTCCTCGACGAGTTGACCAAGGAATCCGAGGCACTGGGGCTGTACCAGTCAAACACGAGCGAGAAGCCCTCTAAGAGCCTCTAGAAGGCGATCCTAGCCCCGACCCCTACCGTGGGGTGCGGGTAGACCATAGACGAGGCTTGTAGCGCCTCTGGCGCGGTAGGAGCCGTAGGCGACGAGAGGCTCCTAGGGGGTCGGGTTGAAAGGGTACTTGTTCGACCTCCCTCTCTTGACTCCCCTCCCAATTAGGTGTAAACTCGCCCGTATTCCGAGCACAGCTCACCCCACCCGGAGGAACCTCGAACACCCATGGCTAACGACTTTCCCGTTCAAACGAAACAACTCCTCAACCGAATCCTGACTCGTCTCAACGGAGAGGACCGTCGTCGAGTTCGAGACGCCCTGTTCTCCACGGAAGAAAACAACCTCCCCCTCCAAGAGTTCCTGTTCACCACCCCCGGAGCGGGTACTTGGTCCAAGCCCCAAGGTGTGGGTACGTGGATCGAGGTGTGGGGGTGCGGCAGTGGCCCCGGTGGCGGCTCTGGTCGAAAGGGAGCTGCCGGTACTCAACGCTCAGGTGGCCGAGTTGGCCTCTCGTCAACCCCCCAGCTTCTCGGTGTGTTTCGTGCAAGTGAGTTCCCCAACTCAATCTCGTTCACCATTGCAACAGGTGGACTAGGCGGAGCTTCTCAAACAACCAACTCCACGGACGGTGTGTCAGGTGCAGCGGGGGCAGACACAACTGTTGTGATTTCTGGAGCTTCGTGCGTGTGCCCCGGAACCTCTGTAGGTGGTTTGGGTGGACAAACAACTGTGTACACAGAAAACGCTAATCTGTTTTCAATTAACAGCACTACACCATTCCGCTTTGCCAATAACTCAAAAGAAGGCGGCAGCATCTCAGCAGCAAATGCTCTTGTAACCGCTCCTTTTGTAAACCAATCCCCACTTCTGACAACCCAATCAGAAGGAGCCAACGCTGTTCGACTAGCTCCTAACAGCCAGTTCAAGCTCATCGGAGCTAACCCCCGAGGCGGTGCTGCCTCTTTGACGGGCAACGCCCAGAAGGGTGGAGACGGTATCTTGGGTATCGCTGGTGCGGGTGGTGGCGCTGCTGTAGATTCGGTAGGCAACTCTGGTGCTGGTGGTAATGGTGGTGACGGGTTTGTCTACATCGCCATTTACTGATCCCAACTAAACACACAAAAGGCAATCCTTAAAACCTATGAGCACTCTTCTTTCCGTGGCTGCTGGTCTTTTTTCGATTGTTGCCGGAATGGGTCAGACTGTTCCCGTCCTTCCCGACAACCAGTGGCGACCTCAAGATGTGGCGTACCCTTGGCCTCTACCCGAACCCGAGTGGGAGGTGACGTACTACCACGGCAATCAGGTTTTGAATGGAGCACCTCCGGGTAACTTCCCTTTTCAGTGGGATTGTCACCTAGAGGAGACTACCCGGAAGGCCGTGTGTGTCAGTTCGTGGGAGATCAAGTCCGGGGCTGTTTGTCGTCGAGACCGACTCTTTCAGCCGCAAGAGCATCCCTCGTTCTTCTACGAACGTTACCGGATCATGGGCACCACTGTCCCAGCAAACGAGAAAGCTCCTCCTCCGGGTCGAGTATTCTTTTGGACGTACTACCAGCAGGGTTCCTTCTGGCCTGAGTGGAGTGCCACTCCCCGTTATGGTTGGGAGTTCCACCGCCTCCAGTGGATTCCGAGCGGTCCGAACTGCAATCCTACGAACGGGTGCTCTGCCCGGGCCCGGTACTACATCAACGAAGGGGCACCTCTCCGAGGTCCGTTTGTGTTTGACCATCCGACCCAAGCACTCAACACTTGGCCGGGTGACGCCGTCTCCCCGCTGTACCCACTAGCCGACTCCGGTCGATGCCGGGCTTGGTTGCAATTTATCAACTGGTGCCCGTACAACCCCAATCGAGCTGAGTGTTTGCCCAGCTCTCGCCCAAGTAAATAATCTAGGAGGAACTGAATACCATGCCCGCTTACGAACCTAAAGTCCGAGACTTCTTTGCTCAAGGTGATTCGGACAAAGCTCTTGAACTTAAGAACGCCCTTGCTGAAGTGATGGCAAATGTGGAAAGCATTCGTGCTTGGGGTGCTACCCTAGCCACCAAGCTTAACGCCGATGGCGGTGTCACCGATACGAACTACCAGCCCCCGGTTCTCTAAGAGGCCAACATCTCGCGCTTAACCCACGTCCACGGAGGGACTAGATAACGCACATGTCAAACATCCCGAAGTCCCAGCTAGACGCCGTAGACACCCGTGTAGAGGTGATGCTCCGAAAACTCTTTGAGGGGCGCACCGTTAACTTTGAAGACTTGAACGGGGTGGATATCTTGAGCCCCGACGACGATGACACCCTGTTCTACAACTTCACCCTTGACCTTTGGGAGAACCACCCCCTCAAGACGATCAACGGGCAATCTCTCAAGGGTCCGGGGAACCTCACAATTAGCGGAGGGAGTGGCTCCCCGGGGGGCTCCTCGGGCCAGTTCCAATGGAACGACTCAGGAGCCTTTGGAGGTACGACGGGTTACACTTGGAACTTTGGTACGAGCCAACCCTTGAGTACCAACGGCTACCTTCTCGGGGCTACCAGCTCCCTTGAGGAGATTGACGGAGGGGCGCTTGTCACCACCTCCACGACCCTTGAGCCTATTTCGGGGTTGGTTGCAAGTGTTGACCTCGTCTCAAACAAGTCGACCACTGCCACGGCTCGTCTCAACACCAACTCAGGAGCTACTAACAAGTTCCTCCAAGTGGAGATTAACCGAAGCTCTCCCCGGTATTTCGATGGCACAGCCCTCCAAGATGTGTGGCACACGGGGACGTTCGACCCCACTACCAAGCAAGACACTCTTGTTTCCGGCACGAATATTCGTACTGTGGGTGGCAATTCTTTGCTCGGGTCGGGAGATGTCTCGTTTCCAGTGACTTCGGTAAACACTCGCACAGGGGCAATCACTCTTACAGACACGGATGTTCCAGCAACGGTAGTGACCGAGAGCGGCACTTCGAGAGTGATGGCAAATGGAGACGCGGGTCGGTACATTAGGTTCACATCAGGGTCGGCAAAGACAGCTACCTTCGGGACTGGCTTGAACGTTGTAGGCCAAGAGTTTCATCTTCGGAATGTGGGAGCCAACAACTTGACTCTTACCCCTAGCAGCACAACTCTCAACGCTCCGGCTGGCGGCACGCTTATTGTCCCTCCGGGTGGCACTGTGACCGTCAAGCAAGTAGCCGCTACGGAATTCGATGTGTTTGGAGCAACCACATGATTCTAGGGATGCCTGCTAGAAAGATAGCCGCTGCTGCTGTGACTGCTACTTGGTCAACCCTTAGCAAATATCAATCTGCGCCGACAACGCTTTCCGGATCAAACCTGATCTTGACTGCTAACACAGGTGCGGTAGGCACTTACGCTAACGCCGTATCCTCGCGAGAGGTTCAAGACCTTGGGTATTATTCCGGCGTAATCGAGGCAAGCGGTGGCGAGAACGGCGTAGTCGGCTTGGCTGCCGTGAGCCGCTCTTCTCCGACTGCTAACTTTCCCGGTGGCGCTGCTGGTTGGGTTGGTTCTGGCACAACGTCTGACGGTAGCGCAGGCATTTGGGCGAACACTGGCACCCTTTACCGGGCGGGCAATCCCAACATCACAGGGGCTTCTGGGAACGCTATCACGGTCGAAATGGCGGTGCGCATCGTCCCGCCCTCGGGCGGTGTGTCTGAGTATCGTATCTGGATTCGGCAGTCTGGTGGTGCTTGGTACGGCGGGGGTGATCCTGTCGCAAATACCACTCCCTCTTATATCCGAAGCGTCGCGGTAGCTTCTTTCTGGGTGTGTGTTGGTGCGTCGATTGTGCGATCTGGTGCGACACCTGCCCGCAGGGCGATTCTGCATGGAGATGCTGCTAGTACGACGGGTGTTGTTCCGGCCGGATTTACTGCCGCCCTCTGGGGTGCCGCGCTTACCTAAAGGATTCTTAACACGCATATGAACTTCGTATACAGACCAGAAATCTTTGACTTCATCTCAAAGCACGAGGGCAACGTCCTTCGAGCCTATCGAGACACAGTCGGAAAGTGGACTATTGGGCGTGGTATTACAGACCCTCGGTATGCGTTTGAGGGTAATGTTATCACAGAAGCTGAATCTGCACGATTGGCAAGAGAGTACATTCTCCGCGATATAGAGGAATGTAACCGTCTTATAAAAGTACCTACGACTTCAGATCAGCAGACCGCCATTCTCAGTCTTTGCTACAACATCGGCATGCCTCGCTTCTCTTCCTCAACGCTTTTGAGGAAGTTGAATAGCGGGGACTATGAGGGCGCCCACGCCCAGTTTATGAGGTGGAACAAAGAGACGGACCCTGTTACTAAACAGCTTCGTCCTAACAGAGGTCTAACAAACAGGCGAGCTGACGAAGCCGCTTTGTTCCTTCGTGGTACACAGGCGATGGCAAGGGAGGAAAAGAGAGATGCCGAAGAACTGGTCCCGGACCTCCCTCCCCCCGCCTATAGCAACGTGGAGCCCGCTACCCCGCCCGACTCCAGCTCCAAAGCCAAGGTCGCAGGTGGAGTCGCAGCGACAGCCGGTGCCCTCTCCCAAGTCTCTCAAGTCGAACAAGTGAGGGATGCGGTTGCCCCCCTTGCAAGTTTCAACGAGTATCTCGGTATGCTGTTTGTAGGTGTCTCCCTTCTTGCAATCTGGTATATGCTGAAGAAGGGTGACTGAGTAGAAGGCTGCACTCAAAAGGAGGTGATCTAAATTTCTCCGCGTGCAACGACATGAGCACCCGCTGGCGCGGTTAACCCACTAGCTCAACCCCATCAACTCGTAAATTACGAAAGAGGTGAAAAATGGCTCGTAATAAATCACGAACTCCCCCGACGCTCGACCTGAGCGGGGTTTACTACAACCCCGAGAAATCAGGCTGGGGCGTCTTCATCGACAATTTCGGGGAGGAAACCCACTCGGTTGCGATCTATACGCACAACGAGCGGGGTGGTCAGGTTTGGTTGGTTGGTGCGGCTCCACGAACAACGGGTTTCTTCAAGCTTACCGAGGCACGGGCCACGGGTTTCATGGACAGCATCCGAAACAAGATCGAATCTGATGCTGGTACGATTGAGTTCACGGACATCGGGAACGGTAAGCTCCAGTACAAGGCGCTTATCAACTCCCTAATCGTGTACCCCGCCCCGCAGTTCTCCCCGCCGCCTCCGGCGATCTTGGAGTTCTCGGGGGTTGTGAATAAGATGGGTTAAGAAGAACAAGGAAAGTTGCCGAGGCGAGGGTTAGCACCCCTCGTCCTCGGTCGTCTCAACAAGGAGATCGAGCGGTGGCAAAGGATTTGACAGCAGCTCAGATCATTGAGCTATACAAACAAGGCTACAGTGACGTAGAGGTGTGCCGAGAACTGGAGATCACCAAACGTCAGTTTGAAAAGATGAAGGCGGTTAACCCTATCTTCCGTGACCTGATTGAAAAAGGGAACGACTACGCCGAGGCTTGGAATCTTGAGCAAAGTCGGGTTAACCTTCAAAACAAAGATTTCAATACAACCCTCTTCAACACCCGCATGATGAATATGTTTGGGTGGAGCCAGAAGGTTGACCAGAACACCAAGGCACTCAACGTCAACGCTGAGATGTCCAAAGAGGAGTTGCTCAAGAAGCTGGAGTCCTATCTCCCAGAGCTTCTTCCCCACGCAAAGGTCAAGCAGTTGACCAACGAGGAGTCTACCGATGGTGAATAAGGACACGATGACGTTCTCGTTCTCCGATGACGACCTCGATGTGGAGAACATCAAACTTGACCTAACGATTGATGAGCAGGTAGAGAAAGCCTTGGAGATTCTCCAAGCCATCGAGAACCAAAAGGCTGTTGAGCGTGTCTCCGGCTGGGTTCGATGGTTCGTGCCCGGCACTCCCTACGGGATTGAGAATCTCCCAAAGCACCGCGCCTTTTTTTCCGCATCTAAAGACTACCAAGAGACTTACTTCTCAGCGGCGAATCGTGTGGGGAAATCCTACGCAGGGGCGTTTCAAACCGCTTGCCACGCTTTGACTGAGTACCCCTCTTGGTGGCCCGGCCGGAAGTTCACCAAAGCTACGGACATCTGGGTTGTCGGTGACAACAAGGAAACGGTGCGAGACATTATCCAGAAGATTCTTCTGGGAGATGTTGGGAAAATGGGCACGGGTATGATTCCTGCCGATAAGATCAAGAAGGTTGTCTACCGCCCAAACTCAGGCGGCGCTGTTGACTACGCTCTGATTGAGTCTTCGTGCGGCGGTCTTTCCCGCATCGGCTTCAAATCATCTGAGCAGGGTATTGTGTCGTTCTACGGAACTGAAAAGGATGTCATCTGGCTGGACGAGCTTCCTCCTGCCGACATCTACTCTGAGTGCTACCTCCGTACCATGACCACCAATGGTATCATGTACGTGACGGCTACGCCCCTTGCTGGCTTGACTCCCCTTGTGTTGTCTTTTTACAACAACGCTGACTTCCTTCCCCGTGGGTCTGAAGTTCCGGGTATTGTCAAACTCTCCCGAGAAGACGAGGAAGAAAAGGCCAAGGAAGCTCTCCGACGAGGAGAGATCGACCAGATCAAGAAGAACGAGAACGTGTCAAAGGCTGTGATTGTGGCGGGCTGGGACGATGCCCCTTGGCTTTCCGAAGACGCGAAGCGTCGTATGTTGGATGCCACTCCTCCACACCTCAAGGAATCCCGCTCAAAGGGCCTCCCTTCGATGGGGTCGGGTACGATCTACACCATTCCGCTTGAGGAAGTCCTCGTCAAAGACTTCGACATCCCGGCTCACTGGAAGAAAGTGGCGGGCATGGATGTCGGCTGGTCAGCAACCGCTTGTATCTGGCTAGCCCAGAACCCCGACACCAAGGAAGTTGTGGCCTACTCTGAGTACAAACGAGGTCAAGCCGAGCCACTTATCCACGCAAGCGCGGTAAAAGGCCGGGGAGATTGGATTCCTGTGGCTATCGACCCTGCCTCCCGAGGCCGATCTCAGGTAGACGGGAAGCAGTTGTTCAACATGTACCGCGAGTTCGGGGTCAAACTCTTTCCCGCAGACAACGCCGTTGAGGCAGGCATTTACCAAATCCAAGAGATGCTGGCCACCGGGCGACTTAAGTTCTTCCGAAGCCTGTCCGAACTGGCAAAAGAGTACGTTGTTTACCGCCGAGATCAGAAAGGCCGTGTTGTCAAAGAAAACGACCACCTTCTTGACGCGCTTCGGTACGCAGTCATGGCCCTAAAGCACGCCCGCTCACAGCCAATCCCAACTAATAACTACCACGGAGGGTCTACAAACTATGGAAGCAGGTCCTATGACTGCTGACGCCGTGCTAGTCGCTGAGATCGAACTCTCCCCGGAACAGATGCAAGCCCTCCAAGAGGAGGCCGAGCGTCAAGACCAGCTTCGGGAACAGTCCCTCGGCAACCTAGCACGGGAAATCGAGGATCGGTGGACCAAAGCCTCCTCAGACCGCAACCAAAAAGAGGAGCAATGGCGCAAATCCATCAATCTCTTTCTCGGAAACCTAGCCGCAGAAAGGGGTGCTCGCAACAAGAACCCCAACATTGCAGGCAATGACGGCGGAAAGGTACGACCTGACCACAATCTGGTCAAGATCAAGTGTACAACCGCCATTGCCCAGCTTTGGAGCCAGCAGTTTGCGGGTGGAGACAAGAACTGGGACATCGTTCCGAGCGCTCGTCCAGACGTTGACCCCGGAATGGCAGCCTCCGCTGCGGAACTTCTCGAAAAAGAGATTGAGGACCAGCTCACCGCCACCAAATATGGCGACCGATGCCGAGATGCGATCAAGGATCGGGTGATCTACGGCACGGGTATCCTCAAAGGCCCGGTCCCCGCCATCCAAAAGAAGCGGATGTACGATATGGTGAACGGTCCCAACGGCCCGGTAGCCATTCCCCGCTTCGAGGCAGTCCCTCGTCCCGAGGTTTACCGCGTAGACCCTTGGATGTTCTACCCCGACCAGTCGGTTAACGACATCCGAGATGCCGAGTTCGCCATCGAAGTCCACCCGATGAACAAAACCCAGCTTCGTAAGCTGGCTATGTCCGAAGGGTTCATGGATGACGTGATTATTGACCTGTTAAAGCAAGGCCCTCAAGAGTACAACGAGGAATACTTCAACGATGTCACGGCACTCACCGACTCGGGTGAGAACTACCTCAAGAACAAGTACGCCGTCCTCGAATACCACGGCCCTATCTCTATCGACCAAGCCAAGATGCTCGGCCTAGAACCCTCCTACGAGAGCCTAGACGAGACTTACATCGGTGAGGTGTGGGTGTGTATGGGTCGAGTCATCCGAGCCTCTCTGGAGGTCATTGACGGGGCTTATCAACTGCCGTACATGGCGTCGGTCTGGTTGAAAGACCCCAACTCCCCGTTCGGGTTTGGCCTTCCCCTTGAGATGGAAGATGCCCAGCGCATCCACACGGCTACCCTTCACATGCTGCTGGATAACGCAGCAGTGTCCGGTGGCCCTCAGATCGTTATCAACCGAGAGTACATCAAGCCGACCAACAATGTATGGGAAATCCAGCCCCACAAGATTTGGGAGTCTACCGACTCTACCCTCCAGAGTATCGACCAAGCGTTCAAGTCGTACATCATCCCCAATGTCTCAGGCAATCTTAGTCCTCTCCTGAGTATGGCCCAGCAGTGGGCGATGGAAGAGTCTGGGATCAACGCTATTGCAGCAGGTATGGCGGCTCCCCAAGCGGGTGCTGATTCCGCCACCGGCCTTGCCATCATGCAACAGCAAGCCACGATTGTCACGGACATGCTCAACGTGGATTGGGATGATAACGTCACCCAAATCCTCATTGACCGTATGTACCATTGGAACATCCAGTACAACCTTCGTCCTGAGTTCCAAGGATTTGACTTCGAGGTGGATGTCCGGTCCTCGACCGAACTCCGCAACAAGCAGATGCAAGTCAACAACCTTGAGAAGCTGTCGATTGAGGCAGGCCAGAATCCTCTTATGGCTGACTGGATCAACACCGACAAACTGACCGAGGCTCGTCTTGCCATGATGCGGTTGCCGGATGTTGGCATTGTTCGCACTCCCCAAGAGTACGCTCAAGTCCAAGAGCAGAAGGCCCAGCAGCCCCAGCCCCCTGACCCGAACATGGTCAAGCTGGAGATTGAGAGGGGTCGTCTGGAAATGGAAGCCAAGCGCCTTGAGCTTGAAACCCAGAAACTCCAACTCGAAGCTACGATCCGCGACCAGCAGTTCCAGCTTGAGATGCAGACCCGACAAGAGCAGAACCAAGCTCGCCGTGAAGATGCTCAAGCTCGAATCATTCAAGCCAACTTGGAAAAGGAATCCAAGATGCTTGAGCTGGCGATGCGAGACGAGACGGCCCGAGCCAAGATTCTGGCGGACCTTGAGAAGTTCAACATGCAAGCCGAGACGGACAAGTTCCTTGAGGGTATGCGTATCAACGACCGTGCCCAAGACCGCCTGATGGCGGCTCAAGAGATGAAACTCAAAGCTGCTACTGGATCAGGTATTTAACCACTATGGCCGAGAAGAAAGTAGGAAACGCTACCTTCTTCGTGGATAAGGAGTCCTCCAGTCTTCAATGGCTGGAGGCTCTTGTCTCGGAGAAACATAGCCAAGCCGTCCAAAGCCTTATCCGGGCTACGGACGAAAAGGAAGCCGACAAGATGCGGGGTCGTATCCTTCTTTGTTCTGAACTGCTGAAACACATCAGCGACGTTTAACCCGCAATCCGTCCGCCCATTAGAGGCCGACCTAAATCGAGGAGATTACCAGATATGAGTCAAGACACAACTGTTGACACTTCAGAAGATCAGGTGTACAATTCGGACCAACTAGAGGCTGATCCTAACGCAGAGCTACAGGCCCGTTACATCGAAGCCCTAGAGAGTGGTGACAAAGACAAGATCGCCACTGTCGAGAACGAGATCAACGCTCTGTTCGGAAAGAAGCCCGAGGCCGAGGAAGACCCTCCGCCCCAGACTGAACAGGCTCCGACGACTGAACAAGCGGCTCCAGCTACGGAGGAACCTGCCAAGGATGGCGGTACTTCCGAGACGGAAGATTGGCTTGCCTCTCTCGACCCGAAGGTACGCGACCTAGTTCTCCAGCGTCTTGACCAAGAGCGCAAAGCGCGAGAGTACCACGAACAGAAGTACAAGAGCGACATCGGGCGGATCACCGCCTACAAAGAAAAGTACGAGAACGAGCGCAGGGCTCGTGAGCAACTTGAGCAGAAGCTAGCGTCCACTCCGGCCAACCAGCCCGCGTCGGACAACCGCACCCCCGCTCAGGTCAACTCGGACAACGCCAAGCTCAAGGCGCTAAACGAGCAGATTGGAAATCTCGAACGCACCGATCCAGAGTTGGCAACCTCTCTGAAGACGCTTCGAGACGCTTTCCTTGAAGAGATTGCTAACCGAGCAGCTCCCACTCAGCCAGTTATTGACCCCTCCATTCTAGATTTCAAGCGCGAGTTCGAGCAGCAGAAGGCCGAACTGACGATTGAACGGGAGCGGTACGAACTTGAGCGGCGAGTTCCGGGTGCTCTTCAAGTCATCGACTACGTTGACCAGCGAGGTTGGAGTCCTTGGCAAGAGTTCCTTACGACCCTGCCTCCCCAGTTCCAAGCTGCTGCCAACGAGCCTAGTGCCGACGCCTACGAGGCGCTCATGCGATTGTATATCCCGTGGGCGGAACGGTACAACGCGGCTCACGGCTACACTCAGCCTAGTCCCAATAACGAACCACCCAAGAGTGCCCAGTCCGAGGTTGATCCTCGGGCGGCTCAGGTTCAGGCCAACCGTCAATCGAAGATGGTTTCTTCCACGGCAGCAGCCCCGGTCAAGTCGAGTCCGCCTCCAGCGGGTCGAGGGGGCAACACCATCGAAGAACTCATCCAGAGCGCCCAAGGTCTTGACCCTGACTCTCCCGAGTACATGAAGATCATGGAAAGGGCTTACGCACTAGCTGAGAAGGGCGGACTCAAGTAACCCGCCCGATCAGTCCATCTTTAATCGAATCACGGAGGATTCATCCAAATGTCGAATCAGGGTTTTATTCAGTACGGTAGCGCCTCGCTCCAGCAGCGTGTCGATCTCTACGCCGTCCCCAAGGCGCTGGTCAATGCCCAGCCTTGGCTCATGCTGGAAAAGCTGGGTAGCCGCACCGACCTTCCGAAGAACAAGGGCGAGAACATTGTGTGGCAGCGTTTCGTGCCGTTCGATGTCCCGACCGATGCGATGGTTGAGGGCCAGACCCCGACCCCGCTGAACTTCCAGAAGGAAAACATCTCGAACCGCATCCGTAAGTTTGGTGCTTACGTTCAGATTACCGACCACTTCCAGCAGCTTCACTCGGATGTCAAGCTGTCCGACATGACCGAGGAACTGGTCAAGCGTGCTGCGACCCAGAAGGAACTGCTGACTTGGGAAGCCATTCGTGGCGGTACTCAGGTCACGTACGCGGGTACGGCCACCAGCCGTGCGACGGTTGACGACGTTCCCACCCTCTCGGAAGTCCGCAAGGCTACCAACGTCCTGAGCAACAACCACGGTATGTTCCTGACCTCGAAGCTGAATGCCTCGACGGGTCAGGCCACTGAACCGGTTCAGCCGAGCTTCGTGGGCGTGGGCCACCGCGATCTGGACGGCGACCTGCGTGACATGGACAAGTTCGTTGAGAGCCACCGCTACGGTTCCGGCTCCACCCTGAACGAGTACGAAGTTGGTTCGTGTGAAGGCATCCGCTTCTGCCTGACCCCGCACCTTGAGCCGTTCTGGGGCGCTGGCGCTACTGCTACCGCGACTGAGCGTTCGCGTGACGGTGTTGCTCTGGACGTGTACCCGATTGTGGTCATGGCCCAGAACTTCTTCGGCATCACCAACCTGAGCGGTGCTGGCAACGTCAAGGTGACGGTCGAGCCTGCTGGTAAGGCCACCAAGGACGACCCGACCGGCGAGCGTGGCTTTGCCTCGTACGTGTTCTGGTACGCCGTGACCCGCCTGAACGAGCGTTGGGGTGTCCGCATCGAAGCCGCGTGCTCGGTCTAATCCCAACTAATCTCTAAGGAGGAACACACAAATGGCAATCTTTATCTCTGACCAGCTTCTGAATGGTGGTCTGCCGATCCGCTCGAACCATCAGGGTTTCGGTTCGATCACCACCCGTATCACCATCCCGAACGGTACTCCGCTGGCTTCGGGCGACATCCTGAAGTTTGCTCGCGTTGCAGGCAACATCGTTCTGAAGGACGCGGTCCTGAAGACCGATGATCTGGATACCGGCACCTCGATTGCTGGCACCATCGGCACCGTGCGCGCTGTGGTCGATCCGGCCAAGGCGTTCAACGCCACGACCAACCCGTACCTCACGGGTGCGGCTACCGCTGATGCGGCGGCTGGCCTTGGCGCTGCTGCTACCATTCAGGGCACCATGCGTACTGGCGGCGTGATCGCCGGTGCGGCGGGTCCGGTGGTCGCTGACGGTGTTGCGGATGTGGCCCTGACCCTGACGGCTTCGCCGGCTGGCAACCCGACTGCTGACCGCATCATTGAGCTGACCTTTGACTTCGGCGGTCTGACCCCGGCCAACGGCGCCTTCTCTGGCGGCAACGCTTACGACTACACGAACGAAACCGCTGACCTCGACTAATCCTCGGGATTAGCGGGCCACAAGGATGTGGCACCCCTCGGGGGAGGAGTTGAGGAGATGACCCTCTCTCCTCCCCCTTTTCATTTCTAAAGTCATCCGAGCGGGTTAACCCGTCGTCCCCACTACTAGGAGATCACAAACTATGGCTACTAAGACTATCGCCCCGAAGACCAACCTTGCCAAGATGAGCCTTGCCGAGCTGAAGAAGACGGCTAAGAGCATGAACATCACGGGCCTCAAGGACTGGGGTGAAGACGAATACCGAAAGGCAATTGGCGCTCGCCAGCGTGACCGAGTGATTGCTCGCGTCATTGACGACCTGAGCCAGCCTATCCAGCCGGGCTACGCCCGAATCGAGATTCCCCATTTCGGTGAAGAGAACCCCGCCCCGATCCCGTTGAACTTCAACGGTACGTTCAAGACGATGGTCCCTCTTAACACCGTTGTGGAGCTTCCTTACGAGGTTGTGGATTCGTGCCTCGGCGACGCTACCTCCTTCACCCACAAGGAACAGACCGGCCCAGACGGCAACAAGTACACCGTCACCCAGCTGGCTATCGCTTATCCGTACCGAGAGTACGGTCGAGACGATTCTATCTCAGTAGCCCCCACGACCCGTACCAAGGAAGAGCAGGGCATTCGCCAGAAGTTCCGTGCCATCTACAACCGCTGGCCGAAGAGCAAGGAACAGAAGGCGTTCCAAGACCAGATCAACGAGTTGAAGTTTAAGGAACTGGCCTCGGGCAATCTCAGCCCCGAGACGAAGGCCATCCTTACCGACTCGAAGTAACCACCAACCCACCGGGAGGCGAAAAGTAAAGAACGATGGATTTTCTTCAGCTCACAAATCGTACAATCTTGGAAGCGGGTGTTGAGCTTGACCCCTTGACTACGGGTACTTTCGCCTCCCCTTCCGACCCCATGTACACCCGTTTCAAGAACTACGTTCGAGACGCTTGGTTTGAAATCCAGATGTCTCGAAACGAGTGGGAGTTCAAAACCAAAACCCAGATGGCGCTTATCCGACCCCGAGTGAAAGCAATCCTCGGGGATCGTCCCACCGCACCTCCGGTGGATTCAGTCTTTGAAGGAGATACCACCGAGAAGAACATCACCGTCAAAGCGGTGCAGTTGATCGAAGGCTCTTGGTCGGCTGGTACAGCCGTCGCCTACCTTGATCTTGATGATGTGGATACCGCTGGTTGGGTGTTCGGGGAAACCTTTGATGAGGTTGATCCTACTCCCTCCAACGTTAACGTATTCCAACTCAAGTGGTTCGGCCAGTACAACTTTGTGGCCGACACGGCTGGTACGTTCGAGATCAACAAGGCATCCTTCTACATTCAGAACGTAGATGGCTCGGATCGTCGTCGCCTCTCCTACGTCTCTTGGGAAAACTTCCAACAGCTTGCCAACACCTCGGGGACGGCTTTCTTCGGAGAGCCAATGTTCGTCACCGAGACGCAAGACGGTGAGTGGGACTTCTTCCCTCGTCCCCAAAAACAGTACCGAATTTGGTACGATTACGTGACCAGTCCCCAAGAGTTGACTGATGACGACGATGTGCCGACTCTTCCCACGGAGTACCACGACGCTATCGTGTGGCGAGCCTTGATGAACTACGCTGACTACGACGAGAAGCCTCAAGTGTTTGCTCGGGCAGAGCGTCGGTACAAGTTCTACCAGAACACCCTAGAGACGAACAAACTCCCCACCATCACCTTTGGATTCAATCCCTATGACACAACTCAATTCTAAGGTCAACCCCCCGGTCGAGTTGGAGAACGATGGGATTGTCCTCAACCAAGGACTAGACCTCACCACCTCCAATCTCCAAGTGGACAAGGGTGCCCTTCGGGATTGTCTCAACTTCGAAGTGGTGGATCGTCTAGGCTACCAGACTCTGAGCGGGTTTGATCGGTACGACGGAAGTCTCTCCCCCGATCAAGTAGAGTTCTATGTGTTCGAGCTGGACCTTGACAACTCCCCAATCCCTCCGGGGGCGGGGGATAAGTTCCGATCTCAAGCCACCCCCGCAAACCGTTACGGTGTTATCGTAGAGCGGCTTGTCCAAGGCCCTCGCCAGTACATCGTGTACGCACGCTTTTCAGCCGACCTTACTCCGTCTGGAGGAGAGACTCTTGAGGTGTACAACGCAGGCGGATTGACGGCTCCGTTCGAGCCTCTTAGCGCTCCGGTGCCGTATACTCAGTTCACCGACGACGAAAACGCAGCGGACATCTATGCTCGATTCGAGGGTTGGAACGATGTGCTCCGCGCTCAGATTGACGCCCTTCCCAACCAACCCATCGGTGTTCACTGGTATCGTGACCGGCTGTACGCTGTGGTTGACGAATTGCGTATGGGGTTCACCAGTGGCGGTGGTATTCTTGTAGCAGGGCCTCCTACGGAAGTTGCCCTCATCGAGCCCAACATGATCCTTCGAGATCAGGCCAACACGTTCTGTTGTCGGGTGCTTGATGTGGTGTTGCAAAGCGGAGCTTGGTTGCTTGGTAATGCGGTAGGTATGGTCTTGATCGAGCCTGTTCCGTTCTTCGACGGAGTGGACACTGCCTTCAACCAAGTACCTCCCACCTCTGGTAACTTTGATGCCTTGATTGAAGTTCCGAACAGTAGCAACTGGAACGACCCTGCCAACGACTACTTCATCAACCTGTTCACAGCCCGAGCCCTGACGGCTTCTGACCCTCAACCCACCTTCGCAGGATTGTGGCGTACCAAGGACGAACCTAGCCCCGGATGGGAGTACATCGAGTCCGGTTGGGTTGTTCCCTATAACAACGGCTTCTCTTTTGCGGATACCCTTCGAGCCGTCGAACGAGCCACGGATAACAACTTCCAGTTCGGATCGGATGACAAGCAAGGCTTGAGTGCCTTGTGGTTTAACGGAACAGATGTCTCCCCAGAGAACACGGAGATCACTCCGAACGAGCCGGGTTGGCGCGATGTGTCGGGGTTTGCTGTGGATGACACGGCTCTTGAGACGGATGACGGAGTGTACCTCCACGGAGATATTGACTTCGGTGTGCGAGTCTCGGATGGTCTTACTACTCGCATCGCTAACGCCATCGTCAATAACCAGCCTGCCAGCGTCCAGCAGCGCCTTGCAAGCGTAGACCCTATAGCCCTACCGGCTAGCGGTACACAAGCCGCAGGCGTCTCCTCAGCCCGCTCTCCGATGATGTTCCTTGGGCTTGGGCCGATCTTTGACCAGATTCCCCGAGACGCACAAGTGTCGGGTATCGAGATCAGCGGTCAGATCAAGGTGGCCTTCGGAGTAAATGGCTTGATGCCGATTGCTACCTACGCCACCGCAGCGGATGCTGAGACGGCCCTTATCTCCCAAGTCAACAACTTGTTCCTTTGCTCAGCTCAGTTCGGATCGTACAACACGGATGCCGGTAAGTTTGAGACAAAGGGCCAGAAGCGCTCAGCTACCCTCCCCCTTCCCGCTACGCGGGCTTCGTACACTTGGAGCACCACCACAGGTGTGTTGGATCACACGGTTGAGGGACTGTACGCTCTTGGGTCTGATACGACTTTGACCATCGGAGGCACGGCTGACCTGTTTGGGTTGGTGGACTTCGACCGGGAAGACTTCGATGACCAAGGGTTTGGCCTGATCCTTTACGGAGAGAATGCAGCTAACCCCACTCCCGGGATCAAGGTGACAGCCGTAAGCGCTGATCCCTTTGGTCTAGTGGGCGCTACCCGTCTTAGCTTCGATTCGTTGTTCATCAAGATTTACTACGATGAGCCGAGTGCTCGGTACTACGTCCGAGAGGCAGGTAGCACTTCCCGAGTCTTGACCTTTGATCTGGTAAAGAACACTGTGACCAGCGGTCAACTCCGGAACTCGGATGCTGTGGGTGAGCTTCAAGTTGTGAACGTCACCAATCAAAAGGGCAACGATCCCGCTTGGACGGAGGATAAGTTCACGATCAAGTCTGGAGATGAAATCTTCCTAGACGAAGCTCTGTCCCGAAAGGTAGCCGATGTCACGGGTGCCATGACCTTGAACGGGTTTGCTCCTTTGAAGGACATCCTTTCTGAGGGTTCTCGATACCAGTTCATCACGGCAAACTTCTTTGCCCGAGAAGATTGGGACGGATTCTACGGGGTGTCCGGTGCGGGGAAAGCCTTTTCATTCGCTGCCTTTGATGCGGACAATGACGGAGACGAGGAGCAGTACGTCCAGTTTATCACCACCAACACCATCGTCCCAGACGAGGACAAGCCCCGCCACGTAGCCTTTCACCAGTACCACCTAGCCCTTGGCTATCGGGATGGCACTGTGCGCTTCTCTGTGCCCGGAGAACCCGAGAACTTTGATGGACTAGCGGGTGCAGCAGAGGTGGGCGTGGGCGACCGCGTAACCGGCTTGCTGGGGATGCGAGGCAAAGCCCTTGGTGTGTTCTGTGATGGGTCTATCTACACCATCCTTGGGGACTCTGCTGAGACATTCAACGTGGAAGTCTTGAGTCCGTACTCAGGTGCTATCGAGTACACAGTGGTGGATAACGGAGGCCAACCTCTTTACTGTGACTATCGTGGTATCTCCACGCTGGAGCAATCACAACGGTACGGTAACTTCGTAGGCTACCGAATCTCCCAGAAGGTCACGCCTTGGCTCCTTCCTCGTATGACTCGTGCGGACAACTTGTTCGAGGTCAACAACGCAGCGGGTGTGGTGTGCGCAGTCCCGGTTCGTAGCAAGAACCAGTACCGCATATTCTTCCGAGATGGGTTCTTCCTTATCTACACAGCTATGCCGGATGGATCGGGAGCTTTCACCTACGGCCAGTACTACCTCAACGAAGATCGGGACGATTACTTCGTACCTATCTGCCACTCGTCTCAAGTCGACAACGACGGAAAAGAGCGCATCCATATGGCTCATTACTCCCCGAAGTCGGGTATCTCGGCAAGTGCTTCCAAGTACGTGTACGAGTTCGAGAATGGGTTGGGGTTCGATGGCTCGTGGTACGAGGCTTTCTTTGATACGGCGTTCTCGTACAAAGACCCGTTCAAAGATAACACCATTCGGAAGATTCGGGCAGATGGCTTGACTCGTGGATATGGACCGTATACCATTACGGTTGCAAAGGACTACGACGAAGACTCGTACTCCTCTACCCTAATCCCGTTGAGCCTCCCGAGGAACCCCGGAGCGACTCCAACGACGGACTACAAGCCAGCAACAACGATGGCTAACGTGGCGAAGGAAGGGCGTTGTTTGTCGTTCCGAGTGTCCCGAGACGAAGACCAAAAGACTCTCGTACCTCCCACGGTTTTCCAAGTCCTTCTCGTCCAGTACCAAAGCGGAGGAAAGCGGGACGCCTAGTGCGTCCCCTTTCTCCAACCCAAGAACATCCAAGGAGAAACCGAGACTATGGAATTGGTCGACAGCAATTTCAACAGTAACTCAGGCTCTAACTCCCAGTGGGGTACAGCAGGTACTCTCGGAAGTCAGGGCTTGTATCAGCAGGTAGCACCTCCTCGACAGTCCCAAGCCCGAGGAATCCAAGGCACGGACAATCGAGCATACACCCGGAATGTCACGGGCAACGAGCTTGTCCAGAACCAGATGCAAGGGTTGATGAACCGAGGCGGGGCCTACATGCAAAACGCCGCAAGGCGTGGCTTGGAGACGGCGAACCGTCGAGGACTTCTTAACTCATCCATCGCCGCTGGCAGTGCTGAGCGAAGTGCCCTTGAAGCAGCTATGCCGATTGCTCAAGCTGATGCAGCTACCTTCGGTCGTACTCAATCCGAGAACATGGAGTCCCTTAATCGGGGCTTGATGCAAGAGCGAGATATCCTCAACCAGCAAACTTTGGAGGGCAGACGGCAAGCGGGAGCGGGTATCCAAGCGGGGCTTCAAGCTCAGCTCGCCCGTGAGCAAATGGCTCTTGACCTCCAGCGTCAGCGAGAGAACCTTGCGTTCTCGGGTGAACAGCAAGGACTGGATCGTAGCCAGCAGCAATGGCTTGCTCAGTTCGGACTAGGCGCTGACCTTACCCGTGGTCAGCAAGGGTTTGGTTTCCAGAGTGCTCTTAGCCGTCAAGGCTTCGATCAAGATATTGGTCGGATGGGCTACCAAGACTACTACAACTCCCTTGAAGGCCAGCGAGACATGCAGCGTCAAATGCAGCTTGCTCAGTTCGGCGCTGGTGTGAACGTCATGAACAACTACTACAACACGATGGTAGATGACTACTTCACCAACCCGGAAATCTATCAAGACCCGGTTCGTCGTCAGACTATCATGCAATTTGGTCAGTCGTTCATGCCTCAGTTTATGATGGACTTCCGCTCTGTTTACAACACCCGAGGATAACCAGAAGTGACAACCCCGCCCCGTTTCATCAAGATCATCGACGAGTTTACTCCCCCGGAGTTCTACAAAACTATCCGATCCTTGATACTCGGGGTGGACTTCACTGAGTACGAGTTTGCTGGTAAGACGTACCTCGGGGTGGCAGGACTGACCCTTCCCATCAAGAAGCACATCGAGAGGCACATGGGTAAGGAGGTGGAGTTCACGATGTCTCACGTTCGTATGGGAAACGAGAACACACCTCTCACCAACTACATCCATGCGGACAATGCAGCTTGCAAGTACGCTTGTGTGTGGTATCTCAACGAGCCGGAGTGTGAGACGGGAACCCAGTTCTGGCTACACAACGAGACAAACATGGACCGTATGCCTTGGCCTCCTCCCAAAGATTTGTGGGATGCGGTAGACAAGGATACTCGGGACGAAAGCAAGTGGACAAAAATGGAATACGCTTCGGCTAAGGCTAATCGAGCAGTGCTGTTCGACAGCCAGTTGTTCCACTCACGATACCCAAAAGACCTTCCACTCACAAGTGCTATGGAGCCACGCCTCGTGTGTGTGGTGTTCTTCAACATCAAGGGAGAGTCCATCGAATGACGATCAGACTTTGTGATTGGGAAGAGATTGAAGATGACTACGACCAGCACCTCAACCAGCAAGGTGACATGATAGCCTTGAGGCACGAGAGTGGGGCGACGTACAACGTCTACTTCAACCACCAAGAGGACAAGGCTTTCCTTTCGTTTCCCGAGGAAACAACGGACGAGATTCGAGAGATCGTGTTCAAGATCATCAACGCCTTGGGCTACGAGCCTGTGGCCGTATAGACTAAGGAGGACTTCACAAGATGGAAGTTTGGATTGCAAGTACCGTGGTCGGAGTGTACTCTGCACGGAAAGCATCAAAGAGCGCCAAGGCTCAAAGCGAGTTCGAGGCTATGACGAATAAAGAGATGGTTCCGATCCAAGGCTACGAGCAGCGTCGGACGATGCAGTTCGAGGCGGACATGATTGAGCGGAACCTTCAGAAGGAGCGGGCACGCCGTGCTGCTGCCTTCGACAAGATGGGTCAGCAGATGGGCTTGGCTCAGTCGGGCTACACCCCGGTTGGAGTTTCTATCCCCGATGCTCCGGTCAACCCCGTCCCTAACGACGAAGTGTACCAGCGCACCTCGGGTCTTAGCAACGTCGGACCTACCGCCCCTCAAGCGGGAGCCGCACCTTTGCCTTCTAATACCCTTCCGATGCAAGGACGATAACGCACATGCTCAGTAAAGCACCGATGAAGATGAAAGAGATGGAGGACGAGGAGAAGGAGTCCAGCCCGAAGCTGTCTCCTGAAGAAGCAGCAGACTTGAAGATTGCCTCTTCCCTTCTCACCACCAGTCTTCTTTCCGAACAAGGCGAACAAGCCCTTGTCACTGCCCTGTCTGGCCCTGAGCCTGAGAAAGCTGTGGCTGTCATCATTGCCCAAATCATTGAGATGGCTCAGACCGAATCTGGTCAGACTGACATCCCGATGACCCCGACTGTTTGGTTGATGGAAGACGGGGCTATCGACAATGCCGAAGAAGACATCGAGATGATTGCCGAAGCCAATGGCGTCGAACTTCCCGATGACTTTGTGGAGCTGGTCATTGATGAGGTAGCAACTGTGCTCATGAAGCGACGAGAGGATATTCTTGCCAAACAGCAAGGGGGCGGTGCTCCGCCTTCTCCGGCTCCGATGCCGGGACAACCGATGGGAGGTATGCCTAATGGGATGGGGTGATGCGTGGGCTGGTCTTAGCCAGCAGTCGTTTGGCCTAGCGGTTGACTCCCTCCGAGGGATGCAACAGAACAAGTACCAAACTCAACGAGATGAGGCTGCCCGCATCGCGGAGGAGAAGCGAGAGAAAGCTCGTCGCTCATACGAGGAGCGGATGCAAGCACAAAAGATGGAGTTCGAGAAGGGACTCCGCGCTGAAGATCGCAATTACCGAATGAAAGAGAACAAGCAGCAGCAGTCGTTCCAGCTTGCACGGGATGCCGCTCAGGCAGAGCGAGAGGCTAACGACCCATACCGCAAGTCTCTTGTTGAAGAGTCCCGCGCACGAGTGGAGGCTATGCGCTCACCACCGTCTGCGGGTGCTGGCGGGGGTGGCCTTGCTCGCGCTCAAGGTGCCAACCAGAAAGATATTGATGCAGCCCGTCGAATGGTAGAGACTCTGATGCGGCAAGAGAAGCTCTCCGCAGCACAGGCCGAAGAGCGTGTTGCCCAGATGTTCTCAGAGGATATTGCTCAACGGGCTTTCCCCGGCAGGGCCAACCGCATCGGTCAAGCAGCTCAAACGCTCCAAGGTCTTTCTCAAAGGGCTGGAGCGTACTTTCAATAACGTCTTAAACGAGAGGAACTAAATGACCCGTATTGAACAAATCCAGCAGGCTCTGGCTCGTGCTCGTGCGGCTGGGGACAATGAAGCGGCAGCGGAGATTGAGTTTCTCCTTGCCCGTGAACAGGGCGAACAAGCTCTGCGGGTCAATGCCGCTAACCCCTCATCGGTAAATCTTACCCAAGAGCAGATTGACGAGAGACAGCGTGAGGCGGTACGGCGTGCGGAGGCTGCCAACCGAGCAGCTCCCCTCCCGGCAACTCCCCCCTCTGCCGACGAGACGACAATCGGCAGTTTGGCAGAGGCAGGCGGTGCGGGTATTCTTGACCAGCTTCAGCAGGCCGGCAGTTTTATTGGTGCCACTGTTGTCGATCCGGTTCAGAACGCCATCGAGTGGGCCGAGGCTGGGCTGGTTGGTCGGGAGCCTCGCTACCGTAATCGCTTGGAAGAGTCCCGGCAAATCTCAGAAAATCTCCGCCAAGGTTTGGGAGAGATGTCCACAGCGGAGCAGGTTGCCTTTGGAGCAGGCTCTGCTGCTGGTATGATCCCTGAGACTTTGGTGGGTGGTGGTTTGATTCGCCAAGGTACGAGGGCCGGCACTGCCCTTCTCAACGAAGGTGCGGAGACTGCCGCTGAGTTTGCCCTCCGTCAAACACGCGAGGGCGCAGCGGCTACTTCTCTGCTGGCTCCCCGTCTTGGTGCCCAGACTTCTGCGGAAGCAGAGGCAGCGGGAGCAACCCCGCTTGAGGCAACTGTTGCTGGTGCGGCTGATACTCTCGGCACCATGCTCACAGCCGGCCTCCCCATCTCAGCTCGCGGTGGCTTGGCTAAGCGTACCGCCACCGGCGCGGTGGGCGGTGTTGCTGCTGAGGCTGGTGTCCAAGGCGCAGTCAACCCTCTCCTTCCCGAGGAGCTTGCTGCCCAGCGTGACCTTACCGATCCGACCAACCTGACCACTGCTGCTGGTCTGGGTGCTTTGATGGGTGCTGCGTTTGGTACTCGTCCGGCCCCTAAGCTGAGTGACGCTGCCCGCGATCTTGCGGCTATGCGTGACGCGGAAGTGGCTCGGGGTATCGAGTCGGCCCAAGAACTCCCCGCCGTAGCCCAAGCCGAGCGGGCCATTGCCGAGTTGATGTCCAACCTCCCCGAAGGTGGTCTTGACTTGGAGACTCGTCGAGGCGAGGCGTCCACCCTCCTCGACACGACTCCCGTCATCGAAGAGCCTGCTGGCCCCTCTTCTCCGTTCCTTCCTCGGTCCGATCGAGTCAACTTGGAAGCCCGTCAAGGAGAGGCGTCTACTCTCCTTGATGTGCCTACGGAAGTGGTTGCCGAACCGCAAGGTCCGGTGTCCGTGCTGCCGGGGGTTCGTCCTCAAGAGGCTCTTGCCCTTGACACTCCTCGCGGAGAGGCATCCCCGATTGAAGGCCCCGAGGCTACTCGGATGCGGTTCGAGGCCCAGCGGGTTGACGCCGAGGAGCAGACTGCCTTTCTCCAGAACGAGAAACAAACCCTCCTTCAAAACCCCACCCGAGAGAATCGAGTCCGGGTAAAAGAGATTGACCGAGAGCTTGGACGTCAAGCGATTCGTCGGGCTGTAGCAGTCAACGCCCTGAGCAACCCTCCCTCGGTGCAGTCAGCTCCGGTTGAAGCCCCTGCCCCAGAGTTGCCCCTTACGCGCCAAGCGCGAGTGAGTACCTTGGATGAGGCTAGGAGCCTTTCTCAGCCCATCCAACAGCCGGAGGCTACTACCCCCGCTCCTCTTCCCCAGACGGCTCCCACAGCCCCGCTCACGCGGGCTGAACGTGTTGCTCAACGTACTGTTGCCGAGCAAGTTCTCAACCCGGAGACGGGCCAGATGGAGACGGTTGTGGAAGCAGCTATCTCCCCAGAGGATACTCGTCGCAAAGGGATTGAGGATTTCTTCTCGGGAGCTACCACTGAGCAGACGGCGGCTGTTCGGCAAGATCAAGCTGCTGGGTTGACCAATCGTTCGGTCGATCCTCGACTTGAAGCTGCTGCTGCGGCTATTGCTAACCGGACTGTTCCTCCCGAACAGCGTCGAGTCACTCCCCTTCGTGCGGCTCTTGGTCGGGCTAAGACGGCTTGGGATGCTCTTGCGGGTGTTCGTGCTGCCGTGGCTCGTGGTGAGAACCCGAACATCGAACGGTATGATCGTCTGATCCAAGTGCTCTCTACCGAAGACATGAAGGATGTGGAGTTCAAACTCCTCCAGCCTGAGACAGAAGCTACCACCGAAGCCCAGCGTCGAGTCAAGGAAGGTATTGGAATTGACAAGTACACCAAGGGTCTTCACGAAGTTGATAACGCCACGGGTAAGCAAAGCGTTGTTATCACGGGTGACGGGTACGCTGGTCGAGATGGCACCAAGTCCGTTGAGACAACTCTTCATGAGATTGTCCACGCCAAAGGGACCAAGGCTATCCGCGAGGTTCTTAACGGAACCGAGAAGGACGAGCGTATTGTCAAGGCAGTCAAGAACTATGAGAACATCCGTAAGGAAGTTCGCAAGGCTGACCGGAAGGACTTGACCCGAGACGAAGCCGAGGCGGTTGACTACGCTACCGAGAACTTGTACGAGTTTCACTCGGGAGCAATGACTAACCCGCTTGTCCAGAGTGCGATGAAGAAGGAGGGCTTTTTTAAGCGGTGGGTTAACACCATTCGAGTTTTGATTGGAGTACCCCGTAGCCAGAAGTCTGCTCTTGATGAAGTGCTGGATGCTGCTTACGCCATTGTGGATGCAGTCAACACCGTGAACGCAGAACGCCCCTCCCCACAAAATCAGACCAACACCTCAGCGTTCAAGCGTTGGTTTGATGGTTCGAGTATTGTGAATGATGATGGAAGTCCCCGTGTAGTTTATCACGGAACTAGGGCTGACTTCAGCGAGTTCCGCCCCGGAAATGGCTCATACGGGACTGGAATCTATATGACTCCTTCGCGAGAGTTTGCGGGAGCGACTTATGGGGCTGGAGAGGGCGGCCTAGTCATGCCGTTGTACGCCTCTGTAAAATCTCCGTATGTGGTGGAAGCGTCTTCAAAAGAAAGAAGCATTCTAAACGACCTCTCTCCAAAGGAGATGACAGATAAACTAAAAAGGTTGGGCTTTGATGGTGTTGTGGTTGAACTTAACGGGGAGGTTCAAACAGTCGTAGCGTTTGACCCTGAGCAAGTTAAATCCGCCACAGGGAATCAAGGGTCTTTTGATCCGACCAGCCCTGACATTAGGCGGTCAGCCTCTCGTCAAAACAACAACCCCGACGTAGCCCAAGCCCGGAAGCAAGTCCTTGGTGAAGACACCTCTTTGCTCACCCGTCAAATCCAAAAGCGGACCAGTCCTTTTTCCACGACAGGACACTACGCCCGTAAGTTTGACTACTACTTGAGCCGGCTCTTTTCCTCTAAGCGAGGGGCTACCAAGTCCACCGCCGAGGCGATGAGTTATCTAGGGGGTGTTAAAGAGCGGATGGATGCAGAGGTGACTCCGGCGATCAACCGTCTTCGAGACACACTCAGAGCGTTGAAAGGTCGTCCCAACTTCCAAGCTATCGTTGACGATGTCAACAAGGTCTTGAAAGGAGAGATGAAGATTGAAGACTCCAAGGTCATCTTGCCAGAGATCAGGGAGCGAGTCACTGATTCGGTAAAGGAAGGTCGTCGGGTAATTGACAAGTTCTCAATGGAGATTGGCAACGAGGTGGCACGCTCTTACGAGGGACGTGACATGCCCGAAAGTGTTGTCTCTAAGCTGGAAACTATCAAGTCTCAGATTGGCAAATATGTTTCCCGTACGTACATGTCCGACTTGAAAAAGAAGTACGCCGACGAGGTGTGGAACAACTTTACCAAGGGTGTACCCGAAGCGGTAGCCACAGTCCAACCCCTTTTGAACAGGCTGACCAAAGAGATCACGGAGCTTCCCTCCGTTCTTGAGGCAGCTCGTCAAGAGGCAGCAGACCTGTCCTCGGGGAGAGCGCAGTTCTCCCCGGAGGATACGTTCACAGGCAACCAGCTTCGTCGTATGTACGAGAACTACATCGGCTCCAGCCAAGGTCGTACCAAGCAAGATATGATCGAGGCTCTCGATAAGTTCTCCAAGGCGGCGGACAAGGACATCGGGGCGGAAGCCCGTCGAGTTGTCCAAGAGATCATGGGCGTGGGTAAGGGCGTGTCTTCTCTTGCTCAATACTACCGTGGCCTGCGGTCCAATGACAACCCGTTGAAGAGTCGCTCGTCCATCCCCGAAGAAATCCTCAAGGTGTGGGGCGAGGTTGGTGATCCGATCCTCAATCTAGTGAACACCTCTCAACGGATGGCTACCTTGCTCTCCGGTCTGAAGGCAAGTAACCTGTTGGCCGAGACAACCCCGGAGGCGTTCTCCGACAAGTACGATGCTGACTCGGGCAAGACTTCTCAGATTCCGAACAACCCGGTGGCCTATGGTCAACTCGCAGGTAAGTACACGGACGAAGGAACCTTTGGCTTGATTGCAGGCCAGATGGAGATGGGCACTGCCCTTCTGTTTGGTAAGCCGATTGATCCGGGTCGTCTTGGTCGTAGGGGTGGTGAGCTTACACTCAACACGCTGGCAGCGATCACTCGCTATCAGAAGCTCATGGGTATTGTGACCAACCTGTATACGTTCTTGAGCAACGCCACGAACATGGTTGCCTTTCCTCTTATCAACGGGAACTTCTCTCCGAAGAACTCCGCGACGGCGGCGAAGGTTGCTGGTAAGTTGGTGGGTTCAGGGTTCCGATCTGACAAGACTGATCCCTTGGTGCTTGAAGTTCTGGAGATGGGGATTATTGACCCAGTGTTGACCCAAGCTCAGGATGTCATCAACCAGCGTACCAAAGAAGCTCGGGCTATGCGGCGGTTCCGTGTCCTTGGAGATGTCGGCACCTCCACAAAGAGCTTCTTTACCAACATCTGGGATACGGGGCTTGAAGGGTCAGCGGTGCTTGAGACGTTCCCGAAGATTTGGAACTACCTCAACGCCAAGGAGACGATGCGGAAGATTTACCCCGATCTCTCCGAGACGGACATCAAGCGGCTGGCCGCCGAGGAAACCAACCGCCTGAACCTGACTTACGCACGAGTACCGGAGATTGTCAAGGCCACCGAAACTCTGGGTGTCTCCTACGTAGCTGGCTACATGCAGCAGGTGTTGGCTACGAGCTGGTACAGCGCCTCCTCTGGTGCCCGCCAAGCCATCGAAGGAATCCGCTCAGGAAACACCGAGCTTGCCAAGTATGGCTTGAAGAAGATTGCAGGGTCTTCGATGGCCTACGCTCTCGGCACCTACGTCCTGACCGCAGCAGCAGAGGCGATGGGTTGGATTGGTGAGGACGATGATGACCCGGATGCTCGGGCCTTCTTTGAGTCCTTGCCCTTCCTTGAGCAAGGTCAGCAGCCCATGATTGTCCGAGTAGAAGATGACGGCACTGTGATCTACACGGACATCGGACGACTCAACCCGCTTGACTCAACTCACTCCGTGATCCGAGCAACTGTCCAAGGGTTCGTTGCTCTCAGCAAGGGAGACGCGGAGGCAGCGGAGGAGGCTGTGGCGGGGGCTTGGTCGAACCTAAGTTCTCAGTTCACCGGGGGCGGTCCTGTGTCGGATGTCCTTATCCGCACAGTACAAGGAACTCCGATGCCTCGTGCGATGGAGAACGATGCCAAGTGGCTTCACGACTACATCGTGGAGACGATGGACTATCTTCCCCTTATCGACCGAGACAGAGCCTCGAACATCGCGAACGCATCGTGGCAGTTGTTTGCGCCTGCGATGGCTAAAGGCCCGCTTCGCCAGAACCAGTTGGAGGAAGCAAACCCTGAGACGTTTGGTGCTCCCTTGATGGCTTTGGCCTTGAACGTCCGAGCCCCAGTCAACATCCACAACCCATTCCTCAACATCCAGCAGCAAGCTGAGTTCGCTTACTCCAAGGACTCTCGCGTCGGGGTTGAGTCTCTCAAGGAGATTCTATCCTCGACCGATGACATCTCTAAGGATGAGATCAAAGCTCAAATCCAAGATGTCATCGACGCAGAGGCCGAGGCGTTCAATGAACTTGGAACGGCAGTTCGAGGTGCTCGATATGCCGGACGTATGGCTGGGTTGTCTGAGTCTGCTATCCGAACAGGTATCCAAGCGGCTTTGAAGAACGGCAATGTCCGAGAGGACAACGCCCGAGCTATTGCCCAAGGAACAGCAGAGTTCAAGCCTCTCATCCTCGGAGACTCGTGGGGGACTGACGCCATCCAGACGGAACTCAACCGGATGAGGGGTGCCACCCGAGCAGCACGAGCCGAGCGGCAAGCTCAGATGGAACGGAGACTGGCTGAGATTAGGCAAGTGATGGCTGAGATGCAACCGCGTCGTCGGGTATCTCTCGACAACCTTTAACACAATCAAGGAGGCTTAGAACCGATGATCGGTGGTCAATTCAACACTAAGCCCGGTATGGGATCGGGGGCGCAAGCCCCCCTTCCCTCCGGGGGTATGCAAGGCGGGAGTGCCACACTCCAACAGAACATCCAGCAACGAGTCCCCAACCAAGGCCAGTTCAACGGGAACCCTCGGGGCGTGTACAACACCAACTTCCGAGGTCAAGGCAACGCTCCGTCGTACATGCAACAGACCAACCTTGGTCGGTACGTACCTCCGACGATGAGTGACGGTGGGCGGTTTGGATTCAACTCAAACCAGTGGAACAACTTTGGTGGGTACGACTACAACCTTCCGGGTTCCTACGGTAGCCCGCAGGGCGGTGGTCAGTTTGCCCCGATGCCGGGCCAGTTTGCCCAGTACATGAACCCGAACATGCTGTCGGGGAATACGTTTGCGTACAACGATCCGTTTGCTGCAACAATGCTGGGTGGTATGAATATGCAACCATACCGAGATCGGGCCATGCAAGAGGCAATCCGAAACTTTGGCGGTGGTCGGCAGCAGTTGCAGGATATGGCACGACCCGCTGTTGTGGGATGGCGTCCAGAACAAGGCATGTCTTTCTCTGATCAAGAGTTCGGTCAACCCCGGATGAGGGCCGGGTTTGGCTCTTACGACCCGGGCGGCTCCCTCTACCAAGACCCCCGAGAACGAGAGCAGTTTAGTGCCTATCTCAGACAAATGAACGAACTCGGCCAACAGATGCCCCCCGGTAAGGACGGTCGCCCGCTCCAGACGGGCTTCGCCCCTATGCCCGGACCTCGCGCTCCTCGGGACAATCGGGCTGGTCCGATGATGGAAGACATCCCGGCCTATGACCGACCCGAGAACCGCTCGTACAACATGAACGCTTTGTACCAGATGATGGGTGGATGGGGATAAGTTATGAGCCAAGCACCTATCCCATCTAACATGGAGGGGGACCGTAGAGGCTCCCCTTACGCTTGGTATCGAACAGCGTTCAACCCCCGGCTTATGGCGTCCGAGTTGATGATGGGTGCTCTGCCTATGGGGGTTGGAGTTGCTGATAGGTTCACCGGAAACCGAATCCAGAACTTCACGGATAGGATGTCTGGGGCCACCCTTGCTCGTAACCAGCAAGAAACAAATGCGTACATGCGTCAGCTCATGAGGAATGACCCCGGCTATGAGCAGTACGGAATCGGCCAACGTCTTCGCAACTGGGCTCGTAATCTCTTTGGAGGAGATGACAATCAAGGTGCTACCGGACCAGCACCTATCCCTCAAATGAATCCGTCCCGTCCCTATGCGGCTTCGTCTCCTGTGTTTCAAGGGAATCCCTTCGGATTCGGCAGCCAACAGTTCCACCAGTTCGCTCCCTCTCTTGCACCACAGCCACTCTATGGAACAGGCCAAGGCATGATGAGAGCCCAGCCAGCTCCTCTCTACGGGACAGGTCAGGGAATGATGAGGGCACCGACGACAAGTGGATCGCAAGGCGAGGGTGGTAGTCAAGGGGGCTCTAGTAGTGGCGGGGGTGCCTCAAGCGGGGGTGGTGTTCTTAGCCCCGGTGGGAGACTCCTTTCCCACGGAGTTGCGACCCGGATTCGGTAAGCCCAAATACACACGTACAAACAAGACAAGGAGAACATTCGCACATGTCGTACACTCAAGAGTTTCCCGCTCCGGCACGAGGCAACCGGCCCACTCCAATCGTACTGATTGATCCGTCAACTGGGTTGGCCTACGCGGCGGGTGGGGGTAGCGGTCCCACCTTGGGACAGGCCACCTCGGCTAACTCCAGCCCCGTGGTCATCGCCTCGGATCAGTCCACTCTTTCGGTTAATCAACCGAGCGTATCCGCCACGGGGACTATCACGGTAGTTAACTCATCCCCGACCAGCGGTGCTGGTACTGCGGGTTCAAGCGTCCCTCTCACCCTCAACGGAGCCACGGGCTTTGCCGTGGATGTCCGAGGTACGTGGACAGGTACCCTTACGTTCCAAGGAACTATCAACGGAACCGATTGGTTCTCTATTGCAGTGCTCCCCGCTGGCGGTTCGGTCAACGTTGCTTCGGTGACTACGACAACTGCCAACGGTGCGTGGGTGGGCCATGCTTCCGGTATGCTTCAAGTCCGGGCCACGGCTACGGCAGCTGTCACCGGCACGGCCACTCTCGTCGTTCGAGCCATGCAAGCTCCGGGTATTGTAGCCACGATCCCCACGGGCCAGACCACTCAGGTTGTCTCGGGATCGGTTACAGCCAACATCGGTACGGGCTCCCTTGCGGCAGGTACTAACGCCATCGGCGATGTGGGTATCCAGTATCGAGGTAACGCCACGGGCGCTGGTACGGCTACTAACTTCGTTGCAGCAGGCTCTACCAACGCCGCAGTCCTTAAGGCTTCGCCGGGCCGTCTCCTTGGGTTCCAGCTAACCAACAACGCCACCGCTGTTCGGTACGTCAAGTTCCACAACCAGACCACCACCCCGACCGCTGGTTCGGGTGTTGTCCAGACCTACGGTATCCCCCCGAACGGAGGCACTGTCACGTTGTCTGTGCCGGGTGGTATCGGGTTTGCTACGGGTATTGCTTACACCACCGTCACGGGTGCTGCTGCGGCAGACACCACGGCTGTTACCGCCAACGATATTGTTGGCACCTTTCACTGGGCTTAATAAGGAGACGTACACACATGGCTACCAAGACTGTTGACCTGTTGCTTGAAGTTCGGGATGAAGAGGGTGTGGTGAATGTCACCCACCCGGCTATCGGCACCACCGAAGACGAGGGTGTGACGGTTGTCATTCCCCTTGGCTACATCCCTCCACTCCCCGGAGCGCCTATCGCTGACCTGCGAATGACCTTGCTGCCCCTTCCTGAGCCTGTGTTCCCGACTGCCCTTATCTCTCGGGTGGATGACTTCGAGGCGGGCACGAGCACCTTGACCTTCTCGTTCGAGTAAGAGGAAGTAGAGGTACTTGGTAAGTATTACACATTTCACAGGGGAGTGAAAAAGAACAAATGGATTTGTCACCATCGTTACTTGAGAGCCTAATCATGCTCGCCATCGGAGGTGTTTGTTTCTGGTTATGGCACTTGAAGGGCAAGGCCGAGGATGTCCGAGATGAGGCGGACAAGAAGATCAAAGAGGTTCGTGATAGTATGCATGAGCTAGAGAAGAAGTTGATTGCCGAGTACGCCTCTAAGGCTGATCTCAAGGAGGTGGTGAGAGAGTCACTCGCCCCTTTGAAGGAAGCCATGCAAGAGTTAAAGGGAGACTTGAGGGCGACTATCGCGGCGATTGATGGTTATAAGAAGTGGGGACCACCCGAGTGATACTCCCCACCTTACCCAACAAGTACCTCGTGATTGGGCTTGGGGTTCTCCTTGTGGTTGGACTCGTGTACTCGTGGGGATACCACAAAGGATACGAGTCTCAAGCCAAATCAACAGAGAGGGCCTTAGGGAAGCTCCTAGAGGCCGAGAAGGCTCTTGCCCTACGGGCGTCCCAGCAAGCAGCCCAAGACGCTCAGAAGATTGCACAGAGCGTTGTAGAGGGGGACAACCTACGGAGGGAATACGAACGTGCCCCAGTCCATCAAAGTGATCCTGTTAATTGCATTAGCCCTGAGCAGCGTAGGTTGCTTCAAGAGGCAGCAAGTCGTACCGCCTCCGAGTAGGCATTGCGACTACGTACCGGAGATTGTGCTCCAACCGTGTGATAGTCTCACGTTCGATGAGACGTTGCCGGTGGGTCAAGCCATGTTGAACTGGGCCTTGGAGTACAACCAGTGCAAGATGAAACACGAAGTGTTGAGAGCGTGTGTCGAGGCGGACAAACCAAAGAAGAAGTAGCGGAAACGAAAAAGGGGTCGAGCTAGTTGGAGAATTAACTCCTTCCGGCTCGACCCCTTTCTTGTTTGTGCCTATCGGTGACGGAGATCGTATAGAATCGAGCCAACCGTCTTGCCGTTTTCTGTGTAGCGACTACCTTTAAGGATCAAATCAACGTAAGGAGACATGTCAGACACCTTGCCCTCCTCGTGTGCAAGTATCAACATCATCCCACAAGTCTCTTTCCAATCCGGCCATCGGCCACGGTGGCGCTTGAACTCCACACGGGCGCTCTTCATTTCAATGCACCCTCTTCAACCGAACCGTGGGTTCGTACACCTTCTCACTTTCGTGGTGGTACACCTCGGAGAGAAGACGCTCCTCAATTCCGTCGCCCACTTTGATGAGAAACCTGATCTCATCGGGGGCTTGGCTTCCCGGTTTGGCGTAGACCGTGCAGCCAATGCAATCTCGAATCCAGAAGAACGGATGGAAGGTGTGGCCCGGATTAGCAAACAAGACCGAGTAGTTTTGGCCCTCTAGGACGTACACCGGAGGGGTGTCACCCATGTCGATGTGGATACCTCCGGAGAGTTCCTCGTCCTCCTCGGGGATGTTGGTGTCGTCGGTGGTGTCGTCACTCATCGGTCTTTCCCTCCGGCTTCTTTGGCAAAGCCTTTGCTAGATTCTGAGATGCTTTTACTTGACGATGGAACATCTCAGATGAGAACAAAACCTTCTCACTTACCTTGATAGCTCCTCCGGGTCTAAGCTCGAAGAGCGGACTACTCATCTCGACTTTCCTCCTCGCTATCAGGCTCAGCCCAGTATTCGTGTTCCTCTGGGAAATCTCCAGTCACTGTCTCTAGCAAATTCCGAGCTTGGCGGGCAAGCCGGACAATCTCCTCGACAGCTTCCTCAATCTCTCCGAGGTCGTTCTCTCGGACGTTGATTCGGATACTGATGTCCTCGATCCGATCTACAACATCAAGGGCTTCGTAGATTGCGTAGGTATCGCAGCTTTGCACAAAGCTTTCCTCTTGTTCTTCGTAGGTTTGAAATCTGTTACTCATAGTCGGTGACCTCCTTATCGTTATCGTGAGGCAGATAGCTCACTCGGATGAGACTATATCCGCACGATGCAAGGGTGTCAACAACCGTGTGACACCCCGGTCCTCCGTGGTACATCCCCGCGATGAAGTCCGTGAAGTCGTCGTCCTCTACGACTCGGCCGATTAGGGCTAGGTACATACCACACCGGCTACGATTTCTTTGTCCGAAGTAGTCTCCGAAGACCAGCTACCACAATCTTGGCACTGGTAACGCTTGTACCGACGAGTCTTAGTCGTCCGATAGCCGCGATGCTGGAGGTGGTTGCCTCCGCAGGAGGGGCAGCTAGGAACGTCTGTACGGCCTTCTAAGAGGGGGACGGTAGGGTGGTTAGGAATCCAGCTACGAATGTGGTAGTACAGCCTCTCAAGAAGAACGACATCTTGCTTGTTGTAAACCATCATCTCCTTCTGGGACTTAGGGCAACCTCGATCCACCCCAGACCACAGCTCCATCCCACGGTGAGACACCTTCGCCCCTAGCCCCAACTGCTGACTTACAAAGTCTAGCTTCGCCGAGTCAAACCGGAACTTACGCTTGACGACTTTGAGAAGGTCGATGTGATGCATCGGTCGAGGAGGCGGCAGGCCGTGAAGAACAAACTCTCGATTAAGAACCGGGAGGTCGAAGCGGATACCGTTGTAGGTTACGAGAATGTCGCACTCGTCTAGGACAGAGTGAATCTTTTGAAGGAACTCCTTGTACGTCTCACACCCCCACTCGGATACGAACTCGACCTTCTTTGAGTCGCTCCATTTCCAAGCTACGCAGGCGGTGCGTCCCGGCTTAATGATCTGGTTGATGCTGACGTTCACTTTCCAGAGCGACCACACAGCAGCGTGGATCGGCAAAGTTTCGCAGTCCAAGAACAAAATCTTAGCTGTCACTATAATCACTCCTAGTCGCCTTACCCAAAGGCCAACACACCCCTTCCGAATAGAACCCCTCGTGAGGACAAGCCTTCAACTTGATAGGCTCGGGTTCTTTCCAGTAGAGCGAGGACACCTTGAACGTCACGAGGTTGTTGGGGAGGAGGGCGAATTGACCCGTCTCTAGTTCGATCACGTTGAAGCTCTTGTGCTCGGGAAGGATGTGAGAAAACGAAAGGTCCGGGTTGCCGATGTTGTAGTTGTCGATGGTGAAGAGGTAAGTACCTCGTCGTACTTCTATGGTACGCTCAATCTCCAAGTCGTCATCTAGATCAAGACAAGGGATACGAGCCTCAACCTCACAACCCCCAAGGAGATTCTTCTCAAGGATCGAAACACCCATACCGAAGCAATCCCAAGGTTGGAGGATGAGATTGTCTGGCTCCTCCGTATCAAGCACCTTATCTGCTGTGAACGCCTTGATAGGAAGCTTGTCGTACAAGGCCCCCATCTGAGGGATGTACGTCTCGAACAAGAACGAGGAACCGGGGACGGACTTGACCGATACCCAGTAGCCCTCCACCCATCCGTCTTCGTCCTCGGCTGTGAGATACGACTTGTTTACCCACACCCTTTTGGGTGGGAGGTTAGCGATCATGGTGCTCATTTTTTAATGACCTTTTCATAAAGACCACGGATCAGGCCGACAAGGCTAATCAGGGGCCAAAAAGCCGACACAATGATTAGATCAACCTTTGCTGCTTTAGGGTTGCCTTCCACCAGCATGGCAAACACAGGAGCTGCCCCAAGCACATACAACACCAAAGCTAGAATACCCATCGCTTTACTTCCCAAACCGATTGTAGAGAAGACCCTTCAAGCTGGACACCACGACGGCTACCCAGAACACAGGCCAAAGAAGGGAGAGGGCAAGTGCCCACCCCCCGTTCGAGTTCGTCTTGTCCCCATCTGAAAGCACCAGCATGGTGAGAAGGAACCCCGTGAAGTACACGATTGAAAGAGTGATTAGGATGTCCATAGACTAGACTTCTCCGATAAGGAACTTGTACGAGGATGGGAACAGCCTAGGGATGTGAGGGAGCATCTCCTCCACAATAAGCCGGTGTTCCTTTTGAGTTGACTCGTGACCCCGGGTTTTGATGTAGTGAGTCAAAGTGCGGAGAGGAATCTTTGCGTACATGCGAGACATCGTGAGGCCCTCGGGGAACATGACACGTACACACTCCTTCGCCACACCCCTAGCTCGCCACTTCTTCTGGAAGTTCTGGACAAGACGGATAAGACTCCGTTGGTCATCTGCCCACTCTTGCTTCAACTGCCAGTCATCGGACTCCAGCGAGTTCTGCCGGTTCTTCGAGTCTTGCATCCGCAGTTCCCGGAGGACGAACATCTCCTCTGTGACATCTGCGTAACGCTGGGAGAACTCCTGAAACCGCATACTGTAGTGGCGAAGCACCTGTCGAGAGATGTCTCGGGGAGCCTCAATCTCAAAGATCACATCGACCATATCGAACACAGACCAGTGGCCCTCTTCTGCACAGTGCTTCAAGAGCTTGTCTGCTGTCTTGAAGTTCAACTGGTTAGAGGGGTTGGACACTCGGGCCATGTACGAGGTGAGGTCGTCCGCTCCACCGATCCAATCAACAAGTGGCTGGGTCATGCCGATTGGCGTTACGGTGATCGCATCCTCAGCGCTCTTAAACTTACCCATCATTAAGCAACCTCTCGGTGGTGGTAAACTTCTACGCCAGTGATGATGTATGGGTCAAGCATCTCCACTAGCTTGCTCACGTTATCTTCCCGCATCCACAGCAACTCCGCTCTTCCAAGGAACTCTTGCTCATTGAACTCAAGATCGTTATCTCGACAAGCCTCTCGTATCACAGACATCGCCGTCTTCTCTGACCAGCCCTCTAGGACACTCTCAAAGTAGAATCGGGCAAGGTTGGGCTTGAATCCACGGGGGGTGAGGATCATGCAAGAGATACTGAGAGGAACCCCGTGCGTGGTGTGAAGGACGAATGGGGACGGGCAGCCGTCTAGATTGTCTCCAAAGTAGAACGGACCTCTCGTATTAAACCCCTCCACGATACGGCCACCCTCGTTCAAGTGCATACAAAGTCTCAGCAACATCCGTCAGATAGTACCCCGTACCATCCCAAGTGACCGACCCCATCACAGACGAGAACGTCTCGGGCCAATCCTTCGGGAGAGTCTTGACCCATTCATCTAGGTCTTCGGGGAGGACTCGGAACTCTCCGTCCTCTACCTCCTTTACCGGGGCGTTGTACTTCGCAAGGATCGGATACCACTTTTTCCAGTTGGTCATCTCACTCTTCTCCAGTCAACCAACTCTCGGGGATATTTCCGAGGCTGGACACAGCCCACTTGATACCGTGCTTACCACACCAAGACCCGTAGGTCGTCTTCGAGTTCCGCTGAATCTTGTTGTTACGCATGAAGAGCATGCGAATCTCCTTGTCCGGGTTTTGCTCAATCACGAGTTTCATCTTCTTTCGATCCGCAGCAGTGAAGTTGCCCTTCGCTTCTACATAGATCGTAGTACCGACTTCCGTCTGGACAATGAAGTCCGGGGTATAGAGATGCTTAGACTCAGGCACAATGTACGGCAGCTTCTCTGACTCGTACTTGAACTCGATGCCTCGACTCTCAAGAGACTTCTTGACCTTAACCTCGAAGCCACTCCGGTATCGCTCTCGCTTAGGGACGGCTCCCTTGGTGACTCGCTTGAGCTTAAGCATCTGGGTGTACGTCCTCAAAATCCCCTTGGTTGACAGCCAGCCGGAGCTTCTCGTACTCGACCTTCAAGTCTGGGGGAAGCATCTTGACCAAGGCTCGGATCAGCTTGGACACATCTTCGATACGACGACGGAGGACAGTGTTCTCGTTGGAGAGGGCGCTGATCTTTTCCTCGGCATGGCGAGAACCCTTCTTCTTGTCTTGGGTTCGTCGTCGGAGGTTACGCTCGGCCTTCTGCTGGGCTCGTTCGAGACGGAGTTCTTCTTCGGGGGTGTGGGGAATCTTGTCGCGCTTGGTCACTTGTTGATTTCCTTGAACTCTTGCCATTTAGAAGCAATCAAATCAAAACTACCAGACACCCAGTAGCCTGTTCCGACGTTGTTGTGCAGCTTGATTTCCCTACGACTTGTCTTGGGGTCATAAAGGAAAGTCGCGTCAACCCTCCCATCATCTGCTTTCACAACAAACCATACTGTGTTAGAGCCGTCATCGGGTCTAAGGCATAGATACCTACTCACCACGGATACTCCTCGTCTTCTTCAAAGTAACGAACCAGCTCTTCGAGGTGGTGCTTGGCTTTCAGGATGTCTTGAAGGGCACCCTTCTTCTTATGGCGAGAGAGGTAGCCTATCACCGTGCCAACATGATAGCCCGCGTATTCCGCAGGAGACATCCACGCACGCATAGCATCCCAAGGCTGCACCGACATCTCGGCGTAGTGAGTTCCACCGACTTGAGTGGGGGCTTCCTTAGCTCCGTGATAGGTCACGGGTTCTGTGTTCTCCCACTTAATGCTGCCCGGCGGTCCGTTCTTAATCCAATCCCGTACACCATCCAGAGTGATCGGCTCTCCGTCGTCCTTGTTGACGCCATCGCCGGGGCAGTACCAATCGACACGAGGATAGCGGCGACGGACCTCTTCGTGGAACCCTTCGAGCGCACTCTTCTCCTTCACCAAATCCTCCACTACTTCTCGACAGACTTTGTTGAGATTGACATTATCCACGGGCTGAAAGTCCTTCCACCTCTCGTTAGGAAGGAACTCGTAGGGAGTGCGGAACCCTGTGTCCCCGAGCACAGCTTCCCAATCGACAGCGCTGGGGTTGAACTGATACCACTTTGGAGAGGTGTCGTCCACCCCACAGTTTCCACTTGACTCCTTCGGAGATGGGATGTCTTTGTACTCCGGCATCCCTTGGTTGAGGCCACACTCTCCGGCTTTCTTACACTCGTGTTCCCACATCCAGCCACACTTACACAGAGGGCGATCAAACGGAGGACCACTAGCAGTTACACCCATCTCACTTCACCCCGCTCTCAAGTTTCATCAGGTCATCGAAGAACGTATCCACATGGGATACCGAGGAAGCATCCGCCAACCCAACCGACGCTGCCTCCATAAGGGCGTACTTGGTAGAAGCACGCATCATGTTGTTATCGAAGGCATACATGTTGGCCACGTACTCTGCGTTGGTTTCTTCGTGAGGCTCAAGGATGTCCTTCTTGAGAAGGCCCTTGGGTTTGAGGATACGCTGGAGAAAGAGCCACCCGTTCCATCGAAGGACGGCGTGTTGCTCCGGGGACATCTTGGCGTAGTCGTCGAGGATTTGCTGGGGTAGAACAATCTGGTTATCGTTCATCTTTCATTGCCATGTACGTGATAAAGGAGCCGACTAGAGCGCCGACTGACATTGCGAAGGCAACCCAAAACATTGCCCAAATAAACTCAATCATCGGCCCGAGCTTCCGAATCCGCCATCACCACGATCCGTCTCCTCAAAAGAATCCACCTCAACGAGCTTTACCTCGGGAACGGGAAGAATAAGAAGCTGGGCAATACGATCTCCCTTGTTAAACCACTGAGGTCGGGGGCTCAGGTTGTGGAGAAGAACCTTTACCTCCCCGGTGTATCCATGATCGATCACACCAGCCTTCACGACACAGGACTGCTTCAGAGCTACGCTAGAGCGATCCCGTATCAACCCGCACCATCCGTATGGGATGGCTACTGCAACCCCAGTGGGGACAAGGAGAGCCCCCCATGCGTCGATGCCCACCACATCATCGGCGTACAAGTCCCATCCGGCATCGCCGGGGTGGGCTTTCGTGGGGAGGGTGGCGTCTTTGTGGAGACGCTTGATCTTTAGTTCGAGGGTCATTTCTGATTCCAATGGTAGTGTTGCCAAGTCTCCCCCGGCTCACGCTGCATAAACACAAGGGTAGCAATCTCATCTAGGGCCGAGAACCACCGACCACTAAATTCTTTCTTGTACAAATCCTCGGTGGCCTTGCGCACCCGATTCCTCTTTCGAGAGCACGACTCGATGATCTTCACGGCCGTCTTGTCTCCGACGCCACGAAGACCCGGAATCGCATCAACCGAATCGCCGGCTAACACCTGTCGCCAAAAGAACAAGTCCGCATCCAATAGGCTTCGACACTCGAAGGTGTCATCTTTCGGATTGTACAGCCAACCCGGAGTCTGCTTCAAATCTTTGTCTCCGCTTACGATGCACGTAGACTTCTCAGGATGTGCCCACTGGATAGAGGACACAGCATCGTCAGCCTCTCGCCTCTCATCCTCGGGGAGGTCTTCATCCACAACCTCGGCACCGAAGTGCTTGATCAGGTACTCCCGCATCGCTGTGAAATGCTCTGGCTTTTTAGCAGACCTTGTGCTCTTATACGGCTTGAGGGTAGCTACCTTGTACCGGAACCCACCTGAGGGGGTGAGGAACACCCGCTCATATTCACGATGGGGAAAGCGGTCAAGGATGTTGACCATGATCGTCTTTAGATTTGATAGGCTGTGGGACAATGGAGACGGGGTTGGGCTTCCATCCTCAAGACGCTCGACGCCTGTCCACCCTGCTCGGTAGATCAGACTATCCGCGTCAATCAGGGGATTCAGATGCCCCGTCTTAGACTCCACATATGCCGGTACGATTTCACTCATCCCTCTTCTCCGACCGCTTATACCGCCTTTGGATTCCGTGGGATTTCTTCCATTGTGAGAAGTACACCCGGAGAGTCCCATCTGTACACGACATATGCTCTGTAGTCAACGCCCTCTTCGCTTGTCGAAACGTCTGAGGCTTGACCAAATCCCACATGGCAAGAGCGTACTCTTTTTCGGAGATGTTCTCGTCACTCGAACCCATCTTTGAAAACTCCTACGTTGTCGAGAGTCACCTCTCGGAGATCAAGCCTCGTCTCGTGAGAGTTGACGAGAAAGGAGGAACCCTCGGGGATGATGAGGACTTGACCCGAGAGAGTCTCTACTCGGAGAGGGCCTTTGTTCACTACGAGATAAGCAGGCAGCGAAGCTGACGCGAGGATGAGACTAAGGGTTGTTGATAACATGGAGCACCTCATCATAGGAGTCAAGCCGCCCTCCGTAATATTGACCAGTCTCTCCGGGTAAAGAGATGTAGTTCTCCTCAATGAACTTGTAATCAGACGAGATAGCTTTCTTCAACCTCTCTCGCTCCGCGAGGGTGGCGGCTTGCCAAGCAGCCTCTGCAACTTCCCACTGGTCTGGTTCAAAGTGAGCCTGCGCCCACCAACTATAAACATCCATCATAGCACAGCCCCCTTGATCTCTTCAAGCGAGTCGAACACAGAGAACTTCTCGTGGTGAACCATAACGTAGTCAGTACCGGGGGGCACGTTGTTTGCGTCGGAGAGCTTTGTGAGAATGAGCTTTGAATAGCCCTTCAAGGACGCCGCATACTTCAACGCTTCTTCCTGAGTAGAGAACCGAGCAGACAAATCCCACTCGGGGTACCAACCGCCCTCCTCTGAATACAACTCGAAGTCAGCAGCCCAAGGCTCGACATACCAGCACTCAATAGTCTTCATAAAACACCACCTCCTCTTCCGCCAAGTAATCCCACCCCGCTTGGAGGTACGCCTCGTGGGCTTGTTCCTCTGTGGGGTAGGTGGGTTCGTTGTCTAGCTCATACGACTGCACAAGGGCTGAGTTCATTTGACTTCATCTCGTAGCCAGAGGGATCGGGAGAGTTCTTCCACGTCTCAAACATAGGAGAGGCCAGCACCATCCGACGATACTCGCTGGCGATCTTGAGGGCGTGTTCTTTATTAAGAGCAAGACAGCCAACCTCAAGTCGGAACTCGGAAGGGCCACTCCAACGGTACTCAGGGTTGGTCTTGTAGAAGTAGGCGCGCATCTTGGCAGGGCCGACATGCTCCCCCTCCTCACCCCACTTCAAACAACCATCCTCCAATCGCATCTCGACTGTAAACCCAATAAGCTGGGACGGGTTGTAAGTGTCAAACTCCCACTCTTCAATTGCGTAGTCGCTCGGCGACCACCGCTTTGAAATCCAACCCTCAGCTTCTTCCCTTGTACGGAATACACAGTCAATGTGGTAGTCGGAGTATTCGCCGGATGAGACCGCGTACACTCTGTCGCCAACTACACTCGGGTTTAGTTCTTCGTTAGACATAGCAATCTCCGATTGCGGATCACTCGTTTCCTTTGGAAACTGAGGTGGGTTTGAGAAAGTCCCGCTTACCGTGTACGGGGAGGTTGCTCGTGGCCCGTGCTTCGTCCGAGAGGGGAACGGGAGCCACCCGAAACGAAACCCTCGGCTCAACTCGCACAAGTCGCTCGCTTGTTTACACAAGCCTGTCGGCTAACAGGCTTTCCTCGGTTAGTCAATCAAAGGCTAAGCGGGCAAGGCCCGTGTCCTCGCTGGTTGCGCATCACTCTGACGACGATCCCAATTTAACTCCTCAACCTTCGGTTGTCAAGCGAAGTTTGGTGAAGGATTGTGTCACCGAATGGGACACGCACCACCAGCGCATTCACTCATATCCACCTCAAGCTCCACATCACCTCCGGTGATGAGACGACTAGATGCCACTCGACGGTCGTACTCTTCCTTGGTGATCTCCTCGAACGGGGCTTGGTCAAAGCCGTGGCCCGAATGGAGGAGGAATGAGACGGTCTTGATGTGCTTGTTGTACCGCTTCATGAGATGCTCCCGAATCTCGGGAAGTTCCTCAGCCTTGTAGTACACCGTACACGAGACACTGTTGTCCGACCACTCCGTCTGAAGACGCTCCACCCAATTGAGCTGGTCAATAGCACCAACATCCTTGGCAAGTACTGACCCCTCCGGATAGGCGAACGGGAACTCAATCACCACCGTGGAATAATCATCCTTACCATCCAAGCCCCGGAGATACTCAACCGGATAGCCATGATCCCGACACTGCTGTACCAACGGATTATCGGAGGCGACTCGAATACGACGGATCATGTACTGGGCGTAGCCCGGATGCACGCCCGGAGTCACCCCCGGAAGCAGACTCAGCGTGCCGCTCGGCTTGCAGGTCGTGAGCTTGATTGAAATGGGCCAACCACGCTCAGCGCTGTACTCCTTGTCGTAAGCCCGCAACTCCTCGTAAGCATCTTTCAACCAGCCACGCTGCTCCTCCGTCGCTTGGAGGTAGCCCGTTACACCAATACCCATTCGCATGTTCTTGTGGACGATGGCTTCCGTTTCCTTGTGGTGACACGGGAGACGGAGGCTGTGCTTGTTCACACGGTACAGAAGACGGAGAAGATCGATCAGCTCATCATAGGACTCGATGTTACTCAGGTACACTTCAGCAAGGCAGCATGTCTCGTAGCTCTCAAGAGATTGTTCTGCGCACGGATTATACGCTTTGACACCTTTGTCCTTGTACTGAGTGTCACCGAGGCGACCACACGACTGGGACAGCTTCAGGTTAATCAGGCCATAGGGCTCCGACTTCCCGTTGTACGTATTCCAGAACTCCTCAGGCAACATCTTGATGTCGTTGCACACCACTGAGTTATTGGACATGGCACGCCAGTTCGGGATATTGCCCTCGCCCCAGTTCTTAGCCTTCAGGAACTGGAGATCATCACAATCACCAATGGCGATCTGAGCCGAACGACGGACGTTGCCAGCCACCACCACCGAACCAATGATGTTCATGATGTCAAGACAGTCAATCGGCCGGAGCTGATTACCTCGACGCTTCTCAAGGATACCACTGATCTGTTCGATACCTCGGACCAAGTCCTCCGGACCAGAGGCCACACCACCGAAGCCCTTGATAGGGGCACCCTTTCCTCGGATACAGTGCGTGCTGTAGGTGAACCCCGGCTTGTACGAATCTCGGTTGTAGAACGCAGTGCTCAAGGTGTGATGCAGAAGCTGGACCCAACCCTCCCGGGTATCGGGCACGATGAAATCAGCATCATCCTTGTCCAACCGCACAGGTGCCTTGAAGCTCTCAAGGACCGGGGGCAGCTTGTACACGTACTCTCGCTGAATGTTGTAGCCCACACCCGAGCCAAGCATCAAGGCGTCGAATGCCCAAGTGAACGGACGGATCGGGTGATCCACCACAGTGGCGGCACAGTTCTGGAGAGACAGCAAGCCAAGACGATTCACAGTCTCGGTGCCCATTTGCCACAGGAAGCGCCCCGCTACCGTGCCCTTCAACCCGAGCATGTAATTGCGAAGACGACTCTCCTCCTCCGGAGTGAACCCTACCTTCAACTGGTTTCGACTTGATTCGATGATGCGTTCAACGGTGTCTGGGAAATCCTCAAGAGAGCCGTCCTCCCGCTTGCGGGCATACGTGCGACGGTAGGTGAGCCAGCCAACCGAGGACCAAGGGGTTTCAATCGTAGCGTTCGTCGTCATAGTTCCTTTTTGTACAACCTCCGTGTTGTCTTAGGGAAAGCCCGGTACGGGCGTATGAGGCCCGCCCACGAGCTGCGCTCGTCTTAGGGCCGAAAGAAAACCCCCGGTTGTTTAGGCCGGGGGTGGGGTAAAGATGGCAGGGCTGGTAGGAGTGGCAGGGGTACCCCGTACTGACCGGGGGCTAGGTGTTTCAAAGACACCTGTGCTACCTTTACACCATACCCCTATGAATCTCCTCAAGTTTCCTAGCCCGTTTGTAGTTTGATCCGATTGACAAACCAACAGACTTAAACGCTGTTGGGTACCTCCAATCGTGTAGTATTAACGCATTCAAAAGTTCTTCGTCTGATACTTTGTACCGGCCGGCGCTGGGGTTTGGAGAGCACCCCTTGCAGAGGGAAGAGCGGCGGTACTTTAGCTCTCCGCAAGATGGGCACGCATCTTTCAGGCGTTTGTGGCGAGCATCTACTCTGGCCTCCTTAGAAACCTTCCCGTAGAACCAGCCCTCCGGAGGGGGCTCTTTGGACTTTCTCGACTCCCCTTGACCGTTGTGAATCCATCTGCTCCCGTGCTGGGAGTTTCTCTCTCCACTCTGAAAGTGGGACATAGCGGCAGCATGTCTGCGTCGAAGCCATCCATACATTTTCCTGTTAACCCTGCCCGGAGTGCTCCGAGAAGACACGCACATCTTCCCAGCAGCTAAGGCTAGGCCGTGATGCGATGGGTGTATTTTCACCAGCAGAAGGTGGGCAAGAAAGTGCTCCTCCGGCGTAAGAATCGCAATGTTCTCTGGCTCATCTCCGCCGCCCATGCAGCGTGGGATTATATGGTGTCTTTCTACGTAGCCGGAAAGCTCTCTATGAAAAGACCTTCGCATCAGATCATCATAAATTCTTGCGTAATTCAAAAGGCCCTCCTTGGCCCTAGTTTAAATCAACCCTCCACCTTGGAGATGGAGTAGCCGTGAAGAGCAAGCTCTGGGGTGCGATGCTTCATGTCACTCACATCGACACGAAGGATACTCGGACGGTCCCGTGAGATGGGCACATACCCCGGCATATCACGAGTGCTCCGCAGCTTACGACGAACCCACTGACGGGCCTTCTCGTAAGTAGCGAACACCTTGTTGGGAATCTTCCGGCCGTTGCGGCGAACGATGTAAGTCGGGGTCACGTTAACTCCGTTCTGGGTGGCGATTGCGGTGTTGGTCATTAGATACTGTACTCCTCTGGGGTTGGGGTGCCGAGATCACACTCAATGTGGTCGTTCACTTGACGAAGCTCAGTTAAGGTAAGGTCTGCGGTCATGTAGTGCCAGAAAGCTCGGAGGTACTCAAGGTGAGCTTCTTCTACTTCCCGCATACGAACCTCACGGGCGGGAATGACTACACTTATACCATCGTATTCTCCCATCATACAGGCACCTCCGTCGTCATAGGCCATGCCGTCTACCCATCGTCCCATGTTAGGCTACTCCTCAAAAGGGCGTATCGTCAGACTCTTCATCCTCCCAGCTAGCAGCTCCGCGAACGGTGTTCGCCCCGGGAGCCGGCTTGGGAGAGGCTGCTGGCTTCGGGCGAGGGGTGGTCGGGGCTGGGGTAGAGGGGCGGGAAGGGGCGGGCGTGGAGGCTGTCTTAGGGGCTTCGGATTCGATGGCTTCGAGAACCTTCTTGATGTCAGACTGGTCGTAGTCAATCGCCCGCTTAACGGTGTCCTTCACCACCTTCCGAACCTTCTTCACCATCTCGGGATCATTGTCCCCGAAGAAGTTGAGGCCGTGGATCAGAGACTCGTCCAGTTCCGGGAACACCAGACCCTCGGGAACAACACCTGCGATCTTCACCTTCTCGGAGAGATACTTGCGGGTGCCGTCCTTCGACGGGTTGAGACTCACCTGAACCTGAAGCTGGATAGACTTACCAAGCAACTCACCCACACGATCCTTCGTGAAGTATCCCTCCGCATCCAACAGATCACACGCTTCAGCCAGCTTGTGAAGGGTGCTGTTCTTTGCAAATGCCCATCGCCCACTGTCGTGCTTGATCTCCGTCAGAGGGTAGCCGGTGATGACCTGAACCTTCTTGCCGAGAGTCTCATCATATTGCGACCACGAGTTGTTGAGAAGGGCACGGTACGGTGCGGGGTTGCTTTCGTTGCCGAAGAACGGACCATAGTCGACAGTCCACGAAGGGATGTCAACCGCAATGGCGACAGTCGGGACCGGACGACGGGGGAAACGAACGAAAGACTTGCCACCCTTGTCGAAGAAGGTAGCGCCCTCGGGGTAGGTCTTCGAGGGATTCGCCTCTTCCTCAGCATCCTCTCGGGTCTGAGTGCCGAGAGAGTACAGCCCGGTGATGTAACCGGGGATCGACTTAACCTTGCCTGCCGTGGTACGGAGGAAGACCATCTCGTTCATCGCGTCCCAATCGACCGTGGTCGTAGGTGCATCGGAGCGGGAGGGGGCTTTCGGGGTGTTGAACTTAAAGCTCATTGTGGGTTAGACCTCTTGGTTAGATTGGGTTGAGTACGGCAAACTCGCCGTGGAGTTGGATTGCTGCTACGTTGTAAGCGTGGGCCGCTTCGCGGGGGCAGTCGAACCTGCCTAGCATCTTGTGCTTTTTGTCGCTTTGTATTTGCGCTACAAACTTCCCTCTTGTGTTGTCAAAAGACACACCTTTGTATCCAGATTTGTTGTTACTGTACGCTGTTTTGTTCTTTTGGTTTTCAGAGGACGTAGCTTGTCTGAGATTCCTCCATCGATTGTTCAGCCCATCTCGGTCTTGGTGATCCACCTCCGAGATTGGGAACTCTCCATCAACGTACAAAAATGCCAACCGGTGAGCTGGGTAAATAACTCCCTCCACCCTTATCTGGATGTAGCCCTTATCGTTCAAAGTTCCAGCAACTTGTCCGGATTTTACCCTATTGGTGGTGGTACTCTGCCAAGTAAACACACCTGTATCCGGATCGTAGTGCAGCAATTCTTTAAGTCGCTCTTGCGTCAATTCTTCTCTCAATTTACCCCCTCAATGCACGTCGCTGTACCTAATTCCAATCGCACCGCTTGCATCCAACGGGACAGCCAGCTTGAGGAACTCACCAGCTTTCCGAATCGAACGCATCCCCATCTCCTTGATCTCTTCAGCCACATCCGGGTGGCACTCCATGAGTAGCTCGTCGTGGAAGAACCCGACACGGTAGACTCTCGTGGACTTGTAATCGTACCCGCTCCGTCCAGCCTTGTCAACAGTGAGAGGGCCAAGCCACTTGTGAAGAAATGCAATGGCGTACTCCATCACAACACTTCCACAACTTTGAAACAGTGAGTTCACAAGGCTGTGTTTAGAGCGGGTCATGATACGACGCCCGTCAATCCCTCGAATCCATGTCTTACCGTTCCCTTCCCAGTGCTGTTCGAGACGATCCTTCAGTTCCTTCAACGCGGGGTTGTTGTCCCAGAATGCATCATACAGTTCCTTGCCGCGACTCTCGGGGAAGCCAAGAGTCTTAGCCAGCTTCGCAGGGGAGCAGCCATAGGATAGCGCGTAGCGGCCGTTCTTTGACCGACTGCGCAGAGGCTTGAACTTGGGGTCTTCCTTGAGCGCCTTCAATCCCTCGGGCTCGGACGGCACAGTGAGCAACCCAAACTTGGCTTCAATGTCATCAGCGTAGAACACAAAGGCGTTCTTGGTATGAGGGTCGCCATCAAGGATGTTAGCTGCGTGCTCCTTGCCCCCTCGATAACGCATACAATAACTGGCCTCAACGCGATTCTCCAAGCCGCTTGCATCAAACCCAACGAACACATACCCCTCGGTGGCTGGGATGAACAAGGACCGCATCTCTTCGCCAAGGACTACAGTAGCGTCAGGTTTGGGCAAGTTTACAATCTTGACATGACGTTGCCTGAAAGTGGGCGTCACACCGCTAGACCCTGCGCTCAATCGACCATCGAACGGAAGGCGCTTATCCTCAAGCCACCCCTCCAGCACGGACTTACGATTCCTAAGTGACGCCCATCGGACAACAGGGCGCACCAACTCTCCCGCCATCTCCTCCAAGTTAGGACACAGCTTTCCATTCTCTTGGAGCTTTGGTGTAGTGAAGATAACCTGCCCGCGTTCGTCACGCGCTGGCTTGCCTCGCTCGTCCCGCTTGAAATTGAATAAGGTCGGCTCCCATCCCTGAGTCATGAGGAAGTTTTTGAGATCGTCTTGGTTGGCAAGACGCATCGGCCCATGTGTCTTGGTAGGCTGACCACCCACGATAGGGTAGGTACTCCCCTCAAAAGAAACCGTTCGATCAGTTCCATCCACATGCACCCCTCCTTCCACAAGAAGCCCAACCTTCTGAGTCCACTTGAACATCGAAGACGAGAGGCCCCCATCCTTCTTCCACGGCTTCGCCGGGATACGCCACGAGTCAATCTCCCCCTTGTTGAGTGGCCTCGGTGGAAGCTGAGGTTCAATCTCCGAAGCGATCTCCGTCATCTCCCGATCGATACGCTCGACAAGAGCCTTAGCTCCTTCGATGTCAAACCCGATTCCGCACGTCTCTTGGCACGACATTAACCAAGAGTCCATCTCGAAGACCTTGTACGGTTGCCACGCTAGGAGTTCATCGAGGGTCATTCGGTCATGTTCCTCCCGATCTCCGCTGCTGCTCGGACGATGGCTCGGCGATGGGCTTTTCTGTAATCCGGTGCCCACGTTGTGTTCTCTTCGTGCAACTTGTCCAAAAAGCTGTGCTTTTCAGTGAGGTTCAAATCAACCATCAATCCAAACGCATCCGCGTCGGAGAGGAGGGGGTTCCACTCAACGTACTCATCATGCGCCTTGCGAACGTACAAGCTACCCTTTTCATTTGGGAACCTGTCATTGATGATACTCAGCCAGTAGCCGCTGGCGTACTCAAACCCCACCGCCTTCGCGGCGTACTCAAGAAGCTCTTGGTCGGTCATCTCGTGTACTCCTCCATCTCTCGCTCCAAGTATTCCAACACCTTCTCGGTGAGGTCTACGTCTCGAATACAGTACGTCAACATCTCCTCCGAGAACTGCGACCAATCTGAGTGGTCGCCCTTCTGGAACCCAAGCCGCTCGCCCCAAGCCTCAAGGCTGTGGCCTCCAACCCGATCCGCATTAAGGAACCGAGAGATCAGAAGGGTATCCACCCACACCACAGGAGAGCCCATCCAAGAGGCATCCTTTCCCACGGTGTACGGGATGTCCCACACCCGGGCAAGGCACTCAAGGTCGAAGCCAAGAATGTTGGCACCGCACACGTGTGTCGGCCTGAGTCCCTCTACATACTCCACAAAAGAGTCGCGGTCACGAAAAGACCTTTTCTCTCCCGTTTCAATTACCTTTGTGCAGACTACCCACACCTGTGTGCAGAGTGGGAGCAGGCCGTCTGACTCAACATCGAACACTAACGTGGTTTTTATGGACAATGGAACTCCCCTCTAGCTCTTACAGCAGCACATTCGTAAGCGTCTTTCGCTTCCTCAATCGTATCAAACAAGCCAAGGTGTGTTTGACGACCATTCAAGAAAATGGTAGCTCTGAACTTCCCGCCCTTCTCCGTAACACCCTTGACGCCTAGCTTGTTGTTTTTGCTCACAGATGAGTTCCAAACGTTCTCCTTTTGAGAAACCTCTCTAAGGTTTGTACGGCAATTATTGGAGCGATTCCTGTCGATATGATCTATCTGTCCTTGTGGAAACTCGCCGTGCTCCATAAGCCACACTGCGATGTGTGCCATCAAACGACGACCGTTAACGTCAAGAGAAACATATCCACCTTGGTCTGACCCAGCAACCATCCCTCTTCGATGACCGCGCCTGAAACGAAACGTACCGTCACAGCGGTTGTAGGTAAACCTCTTCTTAAGTTCGCGGACAAGGGTGGAAGGAGAAGCGTCCGATAGCCGGTCCCTTCGTTCCTCTACACACTGACAACAAGAGCCAGAGGAGACAAACCTGTAAGTAATGTGTCCTTGTGGGCAAGCCTTGCCGTTGAAATATCTCTTCTCTCCTGACGCTCTAGCCTCTGCCCTTGTCTTCTTGAGTAAGGCGCTTTCGGTTGTAGTCTCGCATGTATTCGGGATTACGCTTTCGCCACTCTCGGCAGTGATCGCGTGCTCGTTGCTTTCGTTCCTCATCGGTGTACTTCCTCGGTCTTGCCACGGATCGTGACCTCCTGATTGTACTGGGTTATTCTGTTGCTGTCAAGTGGCCTCTACGTCAAAGACTAGGGTTCGTCGGCTCACTCCGCCTCCTTCGTAGGCTTGTACTTGTCAAGCAAGTCTCCGATGATGTCACTAACAAACTCACACTCGTTGATGGATGTACGCCACCCCCGATAGTAGCCGCTTGGAACCCAAGTCACCAGCTCCAACAACGCCCTCTCCAATCGTTCGATACGCTCTTCGTGGTCGGGAGTCATATTAGTCTACCACCTTGTAGGCGATGATGTCATTCTCACCACCATAGTGAGTCCAGTCCCACTTCCACCCATCCTGAACCTTTGTCGGGACTGTCCCGTCTCGAAGACAAACCAGTACCGGCTCGAACTCCACCCTTGTGGGTGAGCACTCCCCACCATCCCAAGGAATCCAGCTCGCCTCGCCACTCGCCGCACCTATAGGCGAGCTTTGCTCGCGGGGCGGCGCTTCCGCATCCGGCAGAGCCTGCTTGCCCTCACCTTCATTCTTCGCAATCTCCACAAACATCCGGTCGATAGCGTCTCGGAGAAAGGGCCACTCGGAGGGACCGATGGAGATGCTTTGCTCAAAGGGAGGACGATCCAATCCACAACTCACCAGCACGTATTCACCAGCACCCTCGTCAATAATCTCTACCTCGAAGACACCCTCGAAGTGGGAGAGAGTCAAGCGGGTTGTTCGGGTTTTCATAGACTAATCTCCGGCTTCTTGTTATCTTGAACAGGTGTCTCGGTTCGGTTCACCTTCAAGACGGTACACGAAATGAGGGTGTTGTCGTCGATGATGTGGACTCTTGTCATGGAGCAGTCGCGGATGAGGGCACTGTAATGTACGCGAAACTGCATTGCAAACAAATCAACAGCTGCTGTCAAGGCAACCCCAAAGAACACACCTACAAGCAATGTTCCAACTCTGGCTTCTTTCATGATGGATCGAACTCCTCGATTGTGTGGAGGCGTAGTCGCCCCGTGTTGTGGTCGTATCGCAAGGTGTCTGCCAAGCCCGTGAAGCCCATCGTGCGGTTCTTGAGGACTCGGATACGAACCAAGTCCTTCTGGCCGTCCTCGGCCTGCTGGTTGCGTTCCAAGGCCCATACGTTCCAAGACATCTGTTCTGCTCCCGCGCTTCCGCGCAGGTCTGTAAGCTCCACCTCGTCACCCTTGTTGAACTTCTTGCCAGAAACTCTTTTAAGATGAATAATTGGAATGATACCCACCCCAGTCTCCACACAGATTTGAGTCATCGCCTCGTACAACTTGTCGATGTCTTTGCGTTCGTCGGTGTCAGCACCAGCCACCACCATGCTTACGTGATCGAGCACAATGAAGTCTACGCCTAGTGCCTTGGCGAAATAAAGCATCTTGTTCTTCAACGTCTCCGCGTTGATTGAACCCCAGTGCTTGAACAAGTGAACTCGGTTCCCCTCAAAGAACTTCTGGTAAGAGCGGTCGTACTCATCCTCTGGAATACACGAAGGGTGAAACGCCAAGCGGGACCACGGCACTTGGTTGTCCATCGCGATGAGACGGCGAGCCACATCCTCCATGCTTGTCTCAAGCGCAATCACTGCTACCTTTGAGTGCTTGATCTGTTCGAGCACCGGCTCGTAGATGATCTCCATTGAGAAGGTACTCTTACCGATACCGGAGGCAGCGGTGAGCGTAGTGATCTCCCCTTTGCGGATACCCCACGTCATCTTCTGGAGCTTGGGCCAAGGCAACTCAAAGCCGGGGCGCTTGGGTTCCTTCAGCTTCCGAAGGTCAACCTCCTTTCCCTCAACGATCTGCTCCGGTCGGTAAATCTTGGGATGGGAGATAGCCTTGAACCACTCATCCACCAACCCGTCTTCCCAACACTTGGCTGTGTCCTTTCGAGGGAGACTGGCCAAGCCAACCTTACACTGAGAGGCTAGCGCCTCGGCCATTGCCATCGCAGTAGCTTGACCCGGAGCATCCGTATCGAACGCAATACACACACTCTCGTGGGCTGTGATCCAGTCCAAAGCCTTGAGGGTCTGGATATCTAGCTTGCCCTCTTCGTTGGCTCCGTTCGGGATGGCTACGATGTTCCAGTCCTTGCCCTTCTGGCGAAGCATCTCCCGTCCTGCAAGGACATCGTGCTCACCCTCCACAAGGATGAGGAACTTCGCGTTCTGCTTGCACGCCTTCTGGCCGAACAGCCCCTTGGGTTTTCCGATGACTGCGAAGTCCTTCGGAAGCGTACGCTTCTTGTACCCAACTACCTCTCCCTCATCCGAGTCATGATACGGGTAGTACACAGCCTTCTGAGAACCATCCGTCTCGTCTACCTCAGTGACCACACCAAGAAGACGACACACATCCTCGCTGATCTTTCGGGAAGGGATGGCTTGGATCGGGTACGTCTTGATGACGCTCAGGTTCACCGCGTTTGTGTAGTTTGTCACAGTCCTCCTCTCTTGTTGACTCTCTCCATCCAACAGCACCCGTCCGTGGCCTCGAAAACAGAACCCGGCTTTGCCGTCCTCAAACAACTTGAGGTGGTTGCCGGTGCTGTCCCGGCCTTCGGCCTTACACAAAGGGCACGCTACGTATCGAGCTGTCACCAACCCTCCCGACTATCTGCCCGGGCGTCTGCTGCCGCATCCGCTTGTGCCTGAGCCTCTGCCTCTCGGGCGTCTTCGAGAATAGCCCGGACTCGCTTCTCGATCCACTTATCTCCGAAGTCTCCAAGGTGGTCTGCAATGTCGGAGAGAGGGCCGTCGTATTCGCTGGCGATTCTCAGGAATACAAGAATTAACCACTCTTTCTCAAGAGCTTTAAAGTGCTGTTTGTTTACAGCCATGGACATCGAAGGCTCATCCGGCCAACACTCATTCCACGCTTGTTCCGCCATTTCGTACAAAGCGTAGGAGACGCCGAGGGCATCTTCGGATTCGTTAGTCATCGGACTTCCTCAGGTAGACAGGGATTACCAAGCTCGGCCTTCCGATCTCACAAGCCGTCTCATAGTCATACACCTCCTGCAACTCTCGCCGTGCATCGAAGCACGCTCGGATAAACTCTTGGATAACCTCCTGCTCGAACTTCGTTCGCTCGGAATACACACAGTTATCGGGAAGTCCGAGGTTTGTGATGGCTCGGGCTGCTTCGGTTACACGGTCGAGGCTATTCACCTTTGAACTCCGTTCGGTTCTTGATAGCGAGGCCGTGAAGGAATGAATAGAATCCGGGCCTGCTGTTCCAGTCTGAGTATAGTAGGCAGTCGGCAATGCCAATTGCCTTGTCCACCTTCTCCAGAAACCCACTTCCGTTTTCAAGCTCAGACACCAAGTGAAGAAGTGACCGTAGCTTCTCCAAATCCTCGCACCGATCATCGGTCCACACGAGGGGGTTATTCGACACAAGCCTTCTCCTTCATAGCAATAGCCAACATCACTTGCTGACACACGAGTCGGTAATCCATCACAGCCATGACACACCAAGCCTCTTGGTCCGGGGACATCTGGGCCTTGTCGATCAGGGCGTCTAGCTCATCGGGGGTGGGGTACTCACTCATCGAAATCACAATCCATCTCCTCTCGGCTAAGCCGATTCAATTGCTTCTGGGCGTGCCACGCTTCGTGGGCTTCGGTAAAAGCCTTCTCGTGCATCGAGGCTAAGTTGAAAGCAATACCTGCAATGGTGTAGTTCCGAAACCACTTGAGCTGTCGTGGTGTGGGGTTGTTGTCCTTCTTCCGTTCGTTACATTCTCGGCAGCACAAGACGTGATTGGTGCGAAGGTTCGAGAACTTGGAGCGAGGATACACATGGTCAACGGAGACTGCCATCCGATGGTTGGGTCCACGCTTGGTGGACATGAATGCACCACAGTATGCACATCGTCGCTTTTGAACTACAAGAAGAGTTACCTTACCGGGAACGTATTCCTTGAGAGGAGACTTACTCTTGTTCACCGGCTTCAACCCAACCACTGTGTTTCGGTTAACCTTCTTCTTGTTCTCTCGGTACAGATTGGAAGAGTGTTTCATATCTGAGAAGGTATCCTCTTCTAGAAGGGTTATCCATCCATCTCCAGTCCACCTCCGCTCACGCTTCGGTTCCCTTACGATGATCTTCCTCCCCCTTGTATCCTAGCTGGTCCGGTGTGTACCCAAGCTGAAGCAACCAGTCAACAAGTGTGTCCGGTATACCAATCTGCTTACGAAACAAGGAGTAATACGCCCTCTTGCCAAAGCTCGGGATGGCCCCGGAGAAGCGGTAGGAGTTCGGAAGACGCACCCGGAACTCAAGGATGGGGTTGAGTCCATCCGAGGTACGCACCCCAGAGGTGTTCTCGTTAGCTGCCCACTCCAACCCCCAGACGGGATCAACTTTGAACAACGTACCGTGTACGTCACGAGCCCACCCGTCCTCAACTAGGAGGTCAGCGCACAAGTACCCGTAGGGTAGGTATTGGGTGAGCCTCTGGTCAGCCTTAGAGGACTTCCTAGAGGCGTTCCCGGAGGTGGTAGACCCCCGAGCGTGGAGGTATCCATCGTACCAGTCACACCACCGGTACACGTTGGTCGTATCGAGAGGGGTCCAAAGGACACCAAGGATAGTTCGAGTGGTCATTCGGAGGTGGGTTCCTTGTCAGAGTGAGTTGATGTGTGATTTAGCGCCTTCAGCGGGCACCACAAAGGCGTCGCCTGAAATTGCGCTTGGCAGCCCCACAAGATGTTTCCGTAGGCCGGCCGGCCGTGCGCTTCGGCGATGGCCTTGTACCAGCCCGACCGGCTGCAGCCCATGCGGGCCAGCACCTGGGGGAGTCGCAGGAGTGCTACCGGCTCGCTCACGTCTGGCCCTCGCTCATTGATGCGGCCCTGCGCTCTATCTCAAGCGGCCCGACGTACAGCCGGGCATAACCTGGCTTTCCGGCCGGGTGCACAAACGCGAAGCGCCACCGCCACCGGATCGCCAGCAGCCAGTTTCCGCGCGAAATGAACCATCCGTCGCCGCGGTACCGGTCGGCGAACGTGCCTGATCTGATCATGGCTGGCTCCCCTCGACCTTGCGGGCGGCGTCCAAAGCAAGATCGAGCATACCGATGTGGCCCGGACAAGGAACAAGATCAAGCGTGATGACAAACTCTTGACGCTTGGTAATCCCCACTTTGGCAATAGATTTGAGATGGGCATACCGCTCCGCATCCGCCCGCAAAGCGTCGTTAGACGCGACGAGAGCAGCGTTAGCTGCGGTTAGCGCCTCCACCTCGGCGCGGAGGCGGTCAGATTCAATTCGCCGATCATGTGCCCTCTGCCGCCAGTGAGCCCACGCCTCTTGTGGAGTCATGTCAAACCCGCACAGGTGTCCATATTCAGGGTCTACGGGCGGACAGCCGGGCGACTCGCGCGGTTCTGCCGCTGGCTTGTACTTGCCGCACATGACGCACATTCGGGTGATTCCTAGCTGGTTTTCCAGCTCCGCGATCCGTGCTCTCGCTTTTTCTAAGCCTTCGTGATCTTCGTTCCAAAATGACCGCATCCCTTCCATAACGGTATCCATGCGCTCAATCTGTTCCTTCAGCCGGGCGTTTTCCTCGGCGAGCGGAGCCCGTGCTGCCTCGGCGAGTTCGCGGGTAAGGCGGTCGATTTCGTCGGCAGCCTCTTCGCATTCGTTGCCGAGATTGCGAAGGGATTGTAGTTTGCGAGAGTCCATCACAGCGATTCCTCCAAGCCACCGAAGGTGGCGACCCCCGCTTTCACGGCATCAACAAATCGATACCAGTTTGACTCGCACCATTGCTTTGCTTCATCTACTCCGACTTGACCTCCACCAACCCTAGATAGCGTCTGGTAATGCAGGAAGTTCGGAGCGTAAACAGAGGCTGCGGCGTAATTCCCGTGGTCCGTGATGCTTGCGATGCGCTTTTCGCCAAGAACAAAACCCTCCATTCCATCTGGATTCTTTTTCCACTGGATAGTCAGGTTGCTACGTTCGGCGTTCAGTCGGGTGCACAGGCGGCGCGCAAACTCAACTGTGAGGCGGTTTTCATCAACAGCTCCCTTGACGTTTTCGTCCATCTTTGTCCAGTACGCGACTACTTCGTCGTAATCAAAGTGGAGTCCATTCCCGGACGGGAATGCAGGGTGCAGGGTGTCCACCACTGCAATGCAGCCGATTCTCTCGTCTACGATGTACCTCACAGCCCCACCCCCGCCGCTCTCCGCGCTCATTTGCCGCCTCCGTTAAGAACCAAATGACCAATAACCCCAAGCACGATAACACATCCGAAGATAAGGGAACCGTCTCGGAGAACACTCAACACCCACGGAAACTCGTCCCGCTCTTTCGTGATGTACTTCCACGACTCACGTCGAAGGTACTCGGTGAGGATGTACGACAACCCAACAAGGGAGCACCCGAGAAGCCATACGGATTCAAGAGTAATCATGCGGGACTTCCTCTCCAGTTAGTTGAACCGCGGAGAACCAAAACCCCGAAGCCGAATCCCGGTGGGACACCGACAATCCGGGGTTCCGTCCCCGGAGCATATCAGCTAACGCACGGATCGTGCGGGGGGTGGGTTTGATAGCGGATGTGATGCCGATGACGATTCCCGGCGAGGTCTCTTTCAATGTGAACATTCGTCATACTCTCCGTCTACTTCGATGTAGTCTGCATCGTGATACCCGTAACTCCGGTGAGCTTCCACAGCGGCTATCGCGTGGCGTCGTTCCCGGTAGGGGACTTCGTACATGCACCACCTGTCGGTGTCTGGGTTCCGTGGTGGGATTTGGACGATGTAGTAGGTCACGGCTTGGTGCTCCCAGTTTCCAACAGACGCTCAAGGTTATCGAGCGCATCGGTAAGAGTCAAGCCCTCGGCGCGGGACATGGCAACCTGAAAACCCTCATCCTCGTAGAACCACATCTCAACCTCCCAAGCATCGGGATACTTGCGAGTCTGGAGACTCCACGCGGGCGAGGACTCCAGCGTATTAACGATGAACGGGTGTGTGGTCTTGTCAAGCATAGCGCTTACTCCGGTTAGAATGAGGCGAATAGAACGGAATCGTCATCGTACCCAAGGACAACGGTGTTATCCCGGAGATAATCGAGGATGGTTTCGCGCAGGGCTTCGGTGTAGGCATCCGCATCGAACGTGTCGGGGCGAGCCTCGTCAAGGTCGCCGTCCCAATCCATGAAGTCTTCACGCGCGGGCAGGTCGATTTTATAGGAGGACGCGATGCTATCGTAGTCCTCTTCGGTGTAATCACAGCACAGACCCACAACGTCAATCTCAAGCGGGGTTCCGGTGTCGTCCTCAAGCTGTACGAGGTAATCCCACAGCCACTCGAAAGCGTGGCGGGAAAACTGGCTACGGCGTCCAGCTTCCTCAAACAGGCGGACAAGCTGAGAGGTGGATCGGATGGCGATGGAAGGCATGGTGACGGGGTTCCTTTGCTAGGTGCGACAAAAGGGGTGGTTGTTCGTTCCGCTAAGACAAGAGATGTAAACAAAGGCAACGCGGAGCCACAAGAGACCAAACCAAAGAAGGGGGGAGACGCTAGAAAGGTGTTCCATAGGAGGCTACTTTCTCACAAGCGGACTAGCCGCACAACCCACGATAAGCGCAAACACATGGTTTGCTATGTAAATGTTTGTTACTTATCGTAGGCTGTGGGACCAATACACTCACAGATTGTGGGGACTATACACAATCGTCGGAACCGGGTTGCCTCGTTCCCACAGGCGAATCCCGTAAGGCATCCGGGAGTAGTCTAGCACATACTGACGAGCGTGGGCAAAGGCTTGACGACGGTAACGGGGTGCAATCTCGGGAACAGGAAAAGCCCAAGTTTGGACAGCCTCCCCAGTTTCCACGTTGAAGACCTCGAAGCGGGAGGTGGTCATATCAGCAAACCCCCCGGAACGCACAAGCGTACTCACTGATAAGGTACAGGGTGACATACGTCCCCCCGGCACACAGCAAGGCGGCTAGGAGCCATTCTAAGGCGGTGATGCCCGCTTCTCGTAGGGTAGCATAGACTCGCCCTTTTCTGCGCCCCCTGTAGCCATCTAGGGCGATTGTGGCGAGTCGGGAGCGGTATTGCTCGCTCTTGTTGCGCTCGGAGTCGAGCATGAGCTGGGCGTGAACTCTGTATGAGAGACGATCCATAGTTAGATTTCCTTTCCGTTAATTGTGGGCTTGCCCTTGCGGATGGCGGCATCGATACCAAGGGCGCGGAGGCGAGAGACGGTGGTACGGGTGGGCCAGTTGCGAAGAGTGTGTTCGACAGCTTGAAAGGGTATCCCAATCGCCGTGTCAAAACCCCCTGAGTACCGTTTAGCGATCAAGTGCCCGTGCAGGTACACTTCCGTCTCTGTGTCCCCGACGACGGGGCACTGGCGAACCATAGTGCTCCCGCTGTGCCAGTTCCGACCGTCTCGGATAGCTTGGGTCATTTGTTGTTCGATCTTGCGCATGTTAGATGCTCACCTTACGGACGGTTTTGTAATCCACGCCCACAGCGTAGCACAGCGAGGACACAAGGTGAAAGGCCATATCCATTCCACAGCCGGACACCTTGACACCTTCGTGTTTGCGGTCATAAGACCAGCCGAGAGCGATAGCAGCGGACCACGAGAACCGACGCAGATACGGGCCGGAGCCGTCCTTTGCATCTTGGATCACGAAAACGTCAATAACGCGGGACATGCCAGAGCTGGAGACGTGGCGAATGAGGGTGTAGACCGTAGCTCCGGGCCGGATCAGCTCGGCGACGGTGGCTTTGGCGTCTTGGGTTTCTTGGGCGGAATACTTGGGCATGGTGGCTTTGCTCCGGTTAGTCGTTCAGTTCACGACGGCTAATGATGCGGTATGTGCCGCCTTCGTTCTCTTGATAGTCGCGTTTGTTGGCCTTGATGCGTGCCCAAGCTCCGGGCGTGGCCTTGTCCTCGGCTGTCAAGTCTTCCCAGCCGAAGCCGTAGTGACCTTGGAGAACGTAACAATATGTGTATTTTGTCTTACGCATGGGTTTGTTCCGGGTGGCTTCGCGGCGAGGCTGGAATTCGCGGCGGGTGCCGCTTTGCCTAGCTCGGGCTTAGACTCTCATGAATGAAAGCCTAAGCACAAGGGGGCGGGTGTAAATAAGTGTCACAGATAGCTTTCGGAATCTTCTCGTACCCGCTCGTCGGCTTCCATCTGGCGAAGGTAGGCGAGAAGGGCGGCATCGTCGGCGTAGTCTGTTGCGCCGGGCAGTTTGGGGAGGTCGGTGTTCATTCTGCATCGTTCCAGAAGCTGTCGCAGTCTGCAAGGTAGGCCACAGGACCATAGTGCCCCGGCCTGCGATCACAATTGCGTTTGAACTCGTCACGCGTCATTCCGAGTTCATCGCGCGCCCACACTACGGACCGATACAGGCGCGACAGGCGGCTACCGGCGAGATTGCAGAAATTGATTTGCTCTCGTGTTTGGGTGGTGGTGTTCATGGTCGTGGGTGTCTCCGGGCGGGTGTGTGTGTTGGGTGCTGCGGTGTGGGTATAGATTGACAACGTCCGGGCTGGGTGTCAAGCGATACTTTGCAAACGAAAGCAAACTTTGTTTGCGCTCGCGCGGAGCGCTTGTGACATATTCGACTGAGGGTCGGGGGACGGTTGCACCAATTTGGTGCAAGGATAATAGCCCGATTACTGCACAAGTGTATATTAGTGGGGAGCCGGTGCGGACAGGGGGAAACTTGGCGTGTGGTGGGGGAAGGATGTGTGTTGGGTAGGGGGAGCGTGTGTGTTGGGTGCGCCCCCTCCCCTTCTCTTGTGTTTGTACACATTTAACAGAGAGAGAGCCTTGATAGGTCACAGAGAGCCTAACGGCTCCGCTCTTTCCCCGTTCCATTATCCCCTTTCCCTAATTCATTCGCTAACTCCATTCGATTCGATTGGCTCCTTCTTTGGGCTGGTCCCGATTTCCATTAGCCACTTCATTGGGGTTTCTTTGTGTGCACTAGACCGGGGGGTATCCCTTTGGTGGGGGTGGGGTGGGTTCAAGGGGTACC